ATGGAGCGAGTCTTTCGCAGCTTGAAGTCAGAGTGGATACCGACCACGGGCTACCTGACCGGGCAGCAAGCCCAACGAGACATTAGCCAGTACCTGATGAGCCACTACAACTGGATCCGCCCCCATCAATTCAACGATGGGCTGGCTCCGGCGAAAGCTGAAGAAAAACTCAAAACTGTGTCCGGAATGAGTTGACCACTACAACACAAACTTGGCCACCAAAGTTCGCCAGTTCCAGTTCCGCGATATACGACCGAAGGCCGCGTCGGAGATTGAGGATATCAGCCACGCGAGCCGACTGCTTGGGCACTCCAAGGAGGAAATTACCAAGCGCGTTTATCGCCGGGTCGGTGAGGTAGTCAGCCCGACCAAATAGGGGGCTGATGCGGAAACGATGCCCAATGATGCGGAAACGATTGTTGTTTTCTGCGCACAAAGAAAAACCCCGCAGACGTTAATCTGCGGGGCTTTCGAATGGTGGAGGCCGAGGTCGGAATCGAACCGGCGTAGACGGATTTGCAATCCGATCCAAGAATCTCCGTCTCATGCTCCTTAGGCGCTAAAATCAGTTCCAAAACGAATCGGAATTTGCCGAGCTGTAACCCGCATTCTACAAGGGTCGCCGTTTTAGTTTTGGAACCGATTTTAGCCACTTTCACGAGGCGCTTTCTCATGACACAAAGCGAATTTTTCAAGCGCCTGGGCGCGCCGCTCAAAAACACCCGATGGTCGTGGGGAGCTCGTCGAGCTGGTGGCGATCTTGTGCTCAGAGTTTGGAAAGATCGCACAAGGGAATTCAACGGGCGTTCCTTCGCAATGCTCACGCATCACAGCAAATACGCGCATAACCAAAGAAACCCCGGATACAAGGAGCGCAATCGTCACGTGGATGAAATACGTGGTGGCACCTGCTGCTATATGGTCATGTGCCACGTAGAGGACGTCGCGGCCAACCCCCGCCAGATCCGAACTTTTGAGCAGGATAACGTCTATCTGGGAGGGACCTTGCTTGAGTGCGAAGGTGACTGGTGGATCGAAATCGTGAAGCCAATCCCCGCTGCGGAGCTTTTCACCCCAGTACTGCAGCAGTAGCGTGAGATTCGGGCCTCAGGCCGCGCCACAAGCGGCCTGTGCACCGCTCCTGTCTAATACAGTTCGGCTAGTTTCAGCGACTTTCACCCAGTAAAACCGAGAAGCTTTCGAGCAGTTTTAGACAGCCTCAGCCCCCCCCACCCTGGCGTTCTGCCAACGATGATCCGGCCTGGCTCATCACTCCCCATCCCCTGCCACGATTCGTACTTGAACAGGCCGATGTGATAGGCCTCTTCGAACTCCATCAGCGCCCAGTAGCGAGCCGCCTCGGACAGCTCGAGCATGTCGACCAGGTTCTCCGAACTCACTTCACGCCGGCGGTGAGCGGCATAGGCCATCTCATCGAGCACAGCGGCGCGGCCGTCTGGATCGGTTATCAAAGAGAACTGGTCGTTCAGCTCATCCAGCCATGCTTTCGGTATCCCGGCCATCATTCTGCCCTGCACCACCAGGACTGCGCGTAGAGCACGCCGTCGACCTCCTCCACCCCGTTGATGTTGATGCCGAGCTGGGCCATTCCGTTGACCTTGGCATCGTGCAGCCGCGGGAGGATGTCCGGCCCAGGCGAAGGGTTGAACACCCAGGCCTGTGTCGAAACTCGGCCCAGTGGCTCGCTGTGGTGGTCGCCGATGTGGATGTCGGCCCGCATAGGTGTGATCTTGCCGAGCTGATTCGTAGGGATGGCCACGCCATTCACGCGGCGGCGAACGAGGAGGAAGTACATAGGGCACCAATACTGTATGGATAAACAGTATCGTATAGGCGGGATCGGGCGCGGGCAATTGCCGATCAGCGGCTCAGTGAAGAGGTGGCAAATCCTTACCCCTGGCCTTGGCGATGACGCGAAGCTAATAATCGGAAACCACCTGGAACAGCGACTCAGCCAGCAGACGCAGGCGCTCGATTTCCTCCGCCGGCGCGCCGCGATGCTGGGCCTGGTGATACTCCCGCATGGCGTCGATAGCCTGCTGAATCAGCGGCTCGCCGGCCTCAACCATCCCTATAAAAGTGCGCTTGTCCACTTCCCTGCCCCGATCACTTGATCAGGGCATTATAGGACGCCTCACATAGATCACCTGCTATTCGGGCTTGGTCATAAGCTTTCGCCAGCTCTCCCGCTCGAGCATCAGCCCGTGTGAGCAGGTCGGAGAGCACCAGGGCGGCGCGGGTGGCTGCCTCGCCTCTGGCGACAGCGGCGGTATCCGTGCCGGGGCAACTGACGGAGGCGGCAAGCTTTCCGGCTTCGTCGCGCAGCCGCTGGCCAGCAGCATCGGCGTCAACAGCGCCAGCATCAGCAATCGTTCTTTCTTCATGCCCTTTTACCCTCGCCTCTTGCTGCGCATCTGCGCGCCGGTGTTCTTCCTGACGCGCCGCGCGCTCGCCAATTGCTTCTGCCAGTCGATCGCCGCTGTCCCGCTTCGCTGATTGCTGGCCGGCCTTGGCAAGTTCCACTGAACGGCCGTGCTCATAGGTCGCCCAGTGGGAAGCTATAAGCACCAGGCCTGCGGCAACTCCAGCCCACGGGCTCATGAAGCCAGGGCCCGCCGCACACCCTCGTCGATCACTTCAGCCTTGTATGGGTTGCCGCCGTTCTCGTGGACGATGATGCCCACCACAGCCTCACGCAGAACCTGCGGCTTGGAAATGTCGATGGAGTCGCGCACGCCCACGCCGAGGCGCTTGGCGATGGCCTGCGCATAGGCCAGGGTGTTGTTCTCGCTGGCCGGCGCCCAGCGGTTGATGAATTCCAGTGGGGTGTCGATGCCAGGTCGACCCACCCCAGGCATGCCATCCTTGCCGCGGTAGTTGAGCAGTAGCTTGGCCAAGGCCCGGATACCATTCTCGGCTTGATCAAACCGCGCGAAACGGGGCTTGGTCACTCCCACCTCCAAGCCAAGCTGGCCCTGCCACGCATTACGGGGGTTGAAATCGATGTTGCCTGGATTGTTGTTCCGGACGCCGCGAGGAGCGCTCATTCAGCAGCCTCCTCTGGTGCATCTTCGGGTACGACCTCTTCCGGCGCCTGGGCAGTAACGGTCACCTCAGCTTTGAAGACCTTGAGCACCTTCGCGGTGGAAAGAACCACCCGTGGATTGGCCTGCAGCTCCTGTGTTGCAGCTGCCTCGGCTTCAGCCTCGGTGGCGAACTGGCGTTTGTTGATTGGGTTGTAGTCGTTGGTAGTGTCGATGACGATGAAAGGCATGAGTTTTCTCCAGACAAAAAAATACCGCCAGAGGGCGGTAGGGTTTGAGATAGAGCTAAAGATCAGGCGGGCGGCGCCGGCCAGTCGATTAATTCGGGATAGCCTGGTTGTTCAGGCAGACGGCCTAATGCGATGCGATAGCGCTTCCACTCCTTCAGCGCTGCTGCCTCGGCCTCGGTGGAATCATCGAGATCTACGGCATCCTGCAGGGGCGCGATCGCATAATCAGCAGCCTGTCGAAGTTCAGCGGCCTTATCTGTCGCCTCGCGGAGCAGCAAGGCCGGGCGCAGCGCCTCCACCTCCGCAGACGATGCAATACGCCATCCAGGCATCCCCCCATAAGACAGCGCAAGCGAGATGCCATCGGTCCAGTACGAGGGCTCGGGGTTGAGGTGGCGCTCGATTTCTTGAACGCTCATAGGCCGCAGATCTTGCGGTATGAAACTATCTTGGCTGCCATCAATTTCGTAGGCGAACACCTCGCCAGTGGCCGGTCTAACCATGTATTTATGAGACATCGCATTTACCAATTTAAGTTAGCTCGCGCCATTGAATGACCGGGCAGGTGCCACTGACACCCGCCAGCGCGACGCTATACTGAGCACCTGGCGGGATGATTACGCAGCCGGAAGAAATGTATCGACCGGGCGATGCCGAGTAAGTCCCAATTGCAACAGAAGTGCCGTTGACCCATACCTGATAGCCGATATCGGCAGAGCTGGTCGGGCCACCGAACACAGAAATCTGAATGGGCTTACCGGTGGTATTCGTATAGGTGGTGTTCAACGAACGGGACACCGCCAACCAGACTTGGCCCATGCCAATATCGCCAATACTCAAAGCCGCCTTCGCGGCCGCTGGAGTTGTACCGCCCGTCCCTCCTTTAGCAATTGGCAGCGCTGCAGGTAGAGCATTACCACCCAGCGCTGCATAGATTTCATCAAAGTTTGCAATGGCCTTGATCCATGCACTGCGTCGATCATCGCCACCGGCACCGCTGGGCGCAGTCCCAAGATTGATTACTTGTTTTGCCATACTGGCTCCTTAAAGAGGCTTCATCGGACGCGAAGCGAACAATGTCCGGCCGTTTGCTGTAAGCGGGTTGATACCTGATCCGTTATCGCAGTACATCTGCAAGACGGAGCGATTGCCAGGCAGGAATCCGCCGTAATTTGCGCGCAGTGGCTGGGTTGTCTGCCCGATGTTCGTTACAGAAAACAAAGCATTGGCCAGAACATAGTCCTGATAGCTCCCTGTCCAGGGCATCTGCTGACTTGGCGAGTAATAGGCTCCCCCCACAATCGGGTCGCCCGCTTGAACGAATGAACTGGAGGCCGGCTGACCGTTGAGAAGAGCAAGGTTGGCGGTGGTGACAAAGGTTCTGCTACCTGCACTGTTCCGGACCGATGCCCCAAACTCTCCCGGTGGCGTGGCTGGCGTCAGGTAGCTCGCGCAATACCAATTGATCATCATCGGATAGAGTGCAGTTTCCCCATGCGCCACTTGGTTGTTCCAGGCTTTCAACCTGAACCCCGTCCAGTTCCCGGGGCTACCCTTCACCGAAAAATTCCCCACCATCATGTAGTTGTCAGCGTTCAGAAAGACTAATGGCCTCTCGTACGTAGTGATAGGCGCAGCGAAATTCACATCAGCCCACTGGATCTGGCTTCCGCTCCCCGGTCCTTGGAAACCAATGTTGAATCTTCCGTTGTAGCGAACCGTCAACACCTGGTTAACCGAGTCGATCTGCGTTCGAATGTTATTGTTCAAGGCGCGGATGCCATAAGAGCCCGGTGCGGCGAACGGCTCACCACCCAGCGAGAGAATCATCACTTGCCAAGTGCGCCCGTAGGGCTGCCGCAGCTGCAACTGCCCCGTCGAGAACCAAGCCTGAGGGCTGGTGGTGTTCTCGCCGCCGTCATACAACGCGTCCACGACCACGAACGATTGCGCCTGAATCTCGGGGATCGAGATGTATTGGTCGAATTCACCGTTGCCGGTCACCTGCATCATCTTGAGCGATCGCACCGAGGTGATTGTGGTGTCTAGGGTAATGACCCCGGACGCATCCCGCGTCCGGAGCCCGTAAAGATCAGCCATCAGGTAAGCCTCCCTACCGCCGTACGCTCGATACCGTTGGCGTCATAGACGTACAGGCCGCCGTTGTTCAGCAGCGTGGATCCGTTGCCGTCCTGTCCGCGCACGGTAAAGGCACCTGTCACCAAGTTGATTTCAATGAGCGGCAGGCCCTGAGAGTTGACCGCCTGAGACCTCAGCGTCATGCCGAGGACCAGGTTCTGGATGAAGGCCTGATTGATCACCGCCTGGTTGATGAATACCTGACCGTTTGATACCACGAACGGAAGCGTCATCTGGCCAGATGACTCATCCACAATCGCGAAGCGTTGTGCATAGGCCAAAATCTCGGCAGTTTCCCCATCGCTCCCCAGTGCCAAACCGGCCATCACTCGACGTCCACCGGAGAGGGTTTCCGCCTTGATGGTGGTCATCGCGGAAACCTTACCGTCAACTCCCGCAATAGTTTCGCTGACCTGCTGCACAGAGGCGCTGACATCACCCACTTGCGACTGGACCGTGTCCACCCGCTTGCCCATGGCAACGCCGTCCTCAATCCGAGCGGACTGCTCCGTCCAGACACCGACCAGGCCACCAGCCGCGCCCGCCAGGCCGGTGCTGTCGCCCTCCATTTCCGGATTCACCTGGACGTACAGACCATCCAGACGGCTGGCCTGAGCGGTAATCGCCGTCCCTTGCTGGTTCACCGTGGTATTCAGTTGGCTGATGGCCGTGGCCTGACCGCTCACCGCCCGTGCGGAAGGGCCTGCCACGAACGGCGAGGGCGTGTTGCTCTCTCCCACCCGCTTCTCGATCATCACCGAATCGATGATGGCCGTGAGCCCGGAAACAGCGCTCATGTTGAAGTAGATGGTGATGCCAACCTTTGCGCTGTCCGTGACGGTGACCGGGAATGTCACACGGGTCCGCGTCGTCGGCAGCGCAAGCGTCGGCCCATACCGATGCGTGCCGTTGTACAGCGAGATGCGCCCGTTGGTGGCAGCGCTGCACTGAATGTACATCGACACGAGGTATACGCCCGGCTCTATCCGCACGTTCCAGCCGGCCAGGTTGTTGGTCGGGCTCAACATCAGGAAGCTGTTGGTACTGCTCCCGGCCAGGTAACCAAAACCGGAATCGGCCTCCGGTACCGCTACCCCCTCCCGCGTCACGCCGCTGCCCACCGCCGTGGCTGGCAGCGAGGTAGAAGTCAGCCAGCTGTAGTCATCCGCCAGCAGATTGGAACCGCTGCCCCCAATGCCGCTGATGGAGCTCTGGAGCTGAGTGACTGCCTGCCCCTGCGAACTCAGGGTGTTGCCCTGCTGGGTCACGGTTCCCTGCAGGCTCTGCAGTGCGCTGTTGTCTGCCTTGCCCGCCACGGCGTTGTTCAACTGGGTGATAGCTGATCCCTGGCTGGAGACCGCGCCCTCAGTTACCGAAACACGGGCATCGACCGACTGCAGTGCGCTCGCCTGGGCATTGTCCTGACCGGCGCGCTTGCGAGCGATCGGCGACGACAGGAATACATCGGTGGCCTCCCCCACCGACACGCGGAAAGTCATCGCCATGCGCACGCAACCAGCCGGAACGGTGGCCTGCCCAGTCAGCTTCGTCCAGGTCTGTGCAACGTTTGTGGGGCGAACCCCGTCACCTGCTGCAACCACCCAGTTGTGACCCACGCTTGTGCCATCTAGATCGTAGAACTGAATCCACAACCCATGCTGACGCGCCACCGAGCTGTAGGCATACAGCTCGAAGTCATAGACCTCGCCGCCCGCAACCGATATTTGCGAAGTCACCGCATTCTCGGGAGGCCGGACGTTGAGAGCGCTCTGGAAGCCTAGGTAGTTGTTGCCGGTGGTCGTTGCCACAGGCCACTTCACCACCCGGGGCGACGGAGCGCCAGCAGGCACCGAGGCATCATTACGCGCCAGTACGCTGAAACCTGGCGAGCCTGAGAACACGGGCCCATCTGCGAAGGTCGGGTTGAACACCAAATTTTCAGCCGAAACTACGCCTACCGAGGCTTTGATGTTGGTGATCTCGCTGCCTTGCGCAGTGATGGCTGAACCTTGCTGAGTGACCGTATTGGTCAGAGCCTGCACCGTTGATGCATCTGCCTTGGTGGCAACCTGGCTCAGTGCGCTCGCGGCGGCAGTGGCGGCGTCCGTTGCCACCTTGTCCGTCACCGCTACCCAAGCGCTACCGCTCCACCGCTTGGGTGTGTTGGCGTTGCCCGTGGTATCGATCCAGAGGTTTTGGGCCAGGCGGTCAGCCGTGGCCGGCGTCGCGCTCTGGATGATCACCTTGCCCTTACCCCCCGCCAGGTCCGAAGCAGCTTGCGCCGCCTGTTGCGCCGCGGTGACGTTCTGGTTGGTGGTAGACAGACTGTTCGTCAGGTTTGTAATGGCCGACCCTTGTGATGTCAGTCCGGATTCGGTCTGCAATACCCTTGAGTCAAGCGCTTGAGTGGCCGAGGCCAGGGCCGCCTCACCCGCGTTCTGTCGGGCGATCTTCAGATTGGCAATCCACATCTTAAAGCCAACCGGAGCCAAGCCGTCCGGGACCAAGTACAACGACATCCGCCCCACGGTTTCGGGAACAGTGCGCTGCACCGTGAGTTTCTGCCAGCCACCCAAGGCCGCGTCATACCCCACCACCCGAATATTGCCGCCAACCGATTCACTGCCAGTCTCCCCAACCCAGAAGGTTAAAGCCAGCCTTCCCGCCCCCTGCACTGGGCTCTCGCAGAACATCTGGCATTCCAGATTGATGACTTCGCCGGGCTGGACAGGCACCTGAACACTGCCATTGCGGAAGACCAGCGCCTGACCGCCCCACCCTGCCGACTCGCCAATCTTGGACATGCACAGCAGTCGTTCGGCTGGTGCGCCGACCGGGACGCCCGAATCGCTGCGGTTGTGGTAGCTCATGGTGATCACCGAAGTGCTGTTGATCACCAGGTCGCCGGCCGCATTGAAGTCCGGGTTACGAAGCAGGTTCTCTTGCGAGAAATTGCCGACCGAGGTCTGGATGCTGGTGATCGCCTGTCCTTGGGCGGTCACCGTCTGGCCCTGCTGTGAAACGGTGTTGCTCAACTGTTGTACAGTCGAGGCATCAGCCTTCGTCGCCACTTGGGACAGCGCACTGGCTGCCGCCGAAGCTGCATCGGTGGCCACCTTGTCGGTAACCGCCACCCATGCAGTTCCGCTCCAGCGTTTCGGCGTGTTCGCGTTACCGGTTGTATCGATCCAGAGGTTCTGCGGCAGGCGATCCACTACTGCCGGGGCCGTGGACTGATACATCACCTTACCCTTCCCACCCGCAAGATCGGACGCCGCCTGTGCTGCTTGTTGGGCAGCAGTGACGTTCTGATTAGTCGTAGTCAGGCTGTTTTGCAGGCCAGTCAGTGCGATTCCTTGTGAGGTCAGGCCCGTTTCCGTCTGAACCACTCGGGCATCGAGCTGGTTGACCGAGTTGGCTAAGGCGCCGACCTGACCAGCACTGTTGCCAATGTTGAAGGTCGATGGGGTTGTGCCGGCCCCGACCTGCTCCTCGAGCATGATGCGGTCTATCAGCACCGCTATCCCATCCTTCGGGTTGGGCGACGCAGATATGCACACCACCATCCGATCAGCTACGAAAGCGGCGCTGGTCAGGTCAAACACGACGCTGTACCGGCCCCACTGATCGGTAATGGCGACATCCTGCCCAGGTGCGAACCTAACAGCACCGTCGGCATCAATAGTCCGTAGGCTGACCTGCATCTGCTTGGCCCCTGAAGTACTTTTGGCGTCCCAAGCCAGGATGTACTTCTTGTTCTTAAGGGCGATGTTTGCCCCCGAGTAGATATTGCTCGGCGCAAAGTAGGTGGTGCCGGTACCGGAGCTCTGAAGCAGGCGCAGGACATAGCCGCTGAACCCGTGCGGATCAGCCTCAACCGTGGCTGACTGCCCTCCACCCATCACCAGCGCGGGAACTGCCGGGCCAAACACAGCGTATTCGGCGGGCACCAGGTTGATCCCGTTGCCCGCGATGTTGCCTACCGATGCCTGCACATTAGTCAGCGCGGTTCCCTGTGCTTCAATCTTGCCTTCAGCGCTGGTTACCCGGGTACCCAGGTTGTTTACAGCGGTTGCGTCAGCCTTGGTCTGGGCCACGGCCAGAGCATTGGCCGCCGCAGCCGCCGCATCCGAGGCAACTTTGTCCGTTACCGCCAACCAGGCTGAACCACTCCACCGCTTTGGCGTATTGGCTCCGTTGGCGGTGTCGATCCATAGGTTTTGTGCCAGACGATCAGCCACCGCGGGCGCTGCCGTCTGATACATGACCTTGCCTTTACCGCCCGCTAGGTCAGCAGCGGCCTGAGCCGCCTGCTGCGCCGTCGTGACGTTTTGATTGGTGGTGGTGAGGCTCGCTTGCACGCCAGTGATGGCCTGGCCTTGAGCCGAAATTACCCCCTCCGCCTCGGTTACCCGGTTCGTCAGGTTGCTCACCGCCGAAGCGTCGGCCTTGGTCTGCGCCACGGATAAAGCGTTAGCCGCTGCCGCTGCCGCATCCGTTGCAACCTTGTCAGTTACCGCCGCCCAGGCGCTGCCAGTCCACCGTTTTGGCGTGTTGGCATTATTGGTGGTGTCGATCCAAAGGTTCTGCGCCAGGCGATCAGCTACAGCAGGCGCTGCCGACTGAACGATTACCTTGCCTTTGCCGCCGGCAAGAGTCGCCGCATCCTGGGCAGCCTGCTGCGCTGCGGTGACGTTCTGGTTGGTAGTGACCAGGCTCGACTGAACGCCGGTGATCTCCTGGCCCTGTGCCGTAATCGTGTCGCCCTGCTGAGTCACGGCGCTGCCCAACTGCGAGACAACGGTTGCGTCGGCCTTGGTCTGGGCGACAGACAACGCATTCGCTGCCGCAGCCGTGGCATCAGTGGCCACCTTGTCGGTGACGGCCATCCATGCCGTACCACTCCAGCGCTTAGGCGTGTTGGCGTTGCCGGTGGTATCGATCCACAGGTTCTGTGCCAGGCGGTCAGCCACAGCAGGCGCAGCGGACTGCACGATGACCTTGCCCTTCCCTCCTGCCAAGGTCGCTGCGTCCTGCGCGGCCTGCTGTGCAGCGGTCACATTCTGGTTGGTGGTCGTCAGGCTAGATTGCACGCCGTCGATGCGGGTGGATTGAGCCGTCAGCTTCCCGTCCTGCTCGGTGACCTTGGTCTCCACCGTGGTCATCCGGACGGCAAGGCCATTCGCTGTCTGCACGGCCTGGCCAATGTCGGTCCAGTATGTGGCATTTGGCGGCGTGGTGTTTACCGGCACGGCCTGGTTTGCTTGATACAGCTTGCCGTCGGCGCCTAGCACAACCTGACCCGAGGTGTAGGTCTTATCCTTGTTGTAGGGCAAGGCGCCCGCCGCAGCACTGACGGTGTCAATCTGCTCCTGCAGCTGTTGCTTAGCGGTCACCAGATTCTGCTGAGCCTGCTGGGTGGCGGTGTCTAGGTTGGATTGAACCTGCGTGACCGCAACGCCCAGTTGGTCGGTGATCTCGGTGACCTGCTCGTCCAGCTCTTCCAGACGGTTGTTGACCGACCCCGGAAGGTCGGGCGGCCCGGAGATCAGGGCGATTTCTTCCCGCACCGCCGGGGCAAGCTGGCCGTTCTCAATTTTGTCCTTCAACGCATCCAACATGTTGTCCACGCTCGTCGACGTGGAAGCGACCACCTTCAGGAATGCGCTCACACCATAGGCGTTCTTCGAACGAACGAAGTAGGCATAGTTAGTCGCAAATGCCAACCCGGTGTGAGTCAGGGTCAGGCCTTGCCCCAGATACTCGCCTTGCGTTGCCTGAGGGTTGGTCGAGAAGAAGTACTCGTAGGTGCCACCGTTCAGGCCATGCAGCGTGTTGCCGGGGATCAGCGTGATGGTGTCGATGGTGGACTGCACCACGCATGACTCAGGGATCGGAGGGCCGTCGATGCTGACCGTAATGCTGGCCTCGCCGGAGCGGGTCAGCGGGCCCAGAGCGGCCACGCTCATGGTGTAATTGCCCGACGACAGGCCAGCAATAGGCAGCTGCAGCGTGGTCTCGGGCACCTGCTGGGCCTGCACTGCGGTGCCGCCCTGGCGGACGGTTACGGCATAGCCGGTGACGATCCCAGCAGGCTGCACCCAGCTCAGCACCCCCTGGCTCACCTCTGCAGTTTCGGCAGGCGTCCAGGCCACATTGGTAGGACTGCCCAGCCCCCCGGTCGGCATACTGATGAAGCCGATCGGATTATACGGTTGCCCTACGGCATCATCGAACTGGGCTGCTTCATACTGCTGCAGCTGGGCAGTGCAGCCTTCGTTGGCGCCCATGCTCCAGTTGGTGACGATGAACTCACCCAAGATATTCAGCGACGGCAGATTTACCCGCACGGCACGGCCTGGGCGGCAGTTGTAGCCAAGGAAGTTCATCGGCACGCTGATGGTGCCGCCCGCGCGCCTCCGGCGCAGCTCGATGTTGGCCAGACGCTGGGCCTGATAGGCGTCGGTAACGTAAGAGAATGACAGGGTTTCCGCAGCCTCGCCGCCGTCTTCAACAACCCACTGAGCAATGCTCACCTCCGGGTAGTCGGTTTCGGTCCACGACTGGGCGGTGTCGATGAACGTACCGCGAACCGTATTGATGGCCGCGTCATTGGTCGGCTCAGTGCTGCCAGTAATGGTGCCAACGACCATGTCCTCGGTGATTTCAAAGTCGTACGGCCCGTAATAGGCCCCGGCCTGGAACATCCAACGGCCGCCCACGCGGATCGTGCGGCCGCCACACGCGGTTTCGAGTTTCTGAAGGACGTTTGTTCGTTGCTCGTCTGCGCCGATTACGCAGCTGCTGTGATAACGCGGGCTGGTGGTGCCGTCCGGGTTGACCACCGACTCATCGCAGACGTTCGCGCCACTGGCAAAGGTCTCAAACACAATCTCGTCATCCGGCACGCCGCAGCGGTTACGAAGGAACCACAGGATATGCAGCGCGGTGTTTTCCGTGTAAACGGCCATGCCGGTGCGCGGGTCGTAGATATCGTTCCGCCCGCGCACGATGAAGCGCGCGTCTGGAATGCCAGACGGGAACTTCTCGGCACTGTACTTGAGCGACAGGCGCACGAACGACAGGCCACGACCAATCTGCTCGTCCTTCCAGTCCGGACAGTTGGCCTTGAGGAAAGCGTTTACTTGGGTCGGATTGACGATCAGCTCATAGGAAGCGTGCTCGCCGTAGGTGGCGATCTCCTCCTCACCCAGGTAGATGTTCTCCAGGGCTTCGATGGGGCCCTCGCAGAGCACGTACACCAAGTGCAGCCACTCACCATCGGTCTGGTCACCAACCTGCTCCTGCGCCCACACCAGCACGCCACCGGTGCTGACGCGGCCTAGGATGAAACGCGCCGGTGCCTTGGAGGAACGGACCGTCTGCGCCGAAGGCTCGTTGTCTCGCAGAGGCGACTTGGTATTGAGCTTTTCCTGCTGCTCGGCCATGTAGAACGCCATGCCAGCACCGATAGCCGCCCCCACCGGGCCGCCCTGGATGAAGCCAATCACCGCACCAACAGCTACCTGCGCAATCTTCTTGACGCCACCGGACATTATTCGATTCTCCAGACTGCAAGTGGGTCGCACAACACGCGGGTCACCCCGTCGTCAGTGGTTGCCCAGAATTCATTGGCCCAGAAGACCGCCATGGATTTACCGCCCGGCGCCTCATACATCGCCACGTCACCGCGCTGGATATAAGCAGGAGCCACCCGGGTGAAGCAGGCATCCCATGCAGCCTCGAGGCTGCCGTGGTTTTTCTTCAGCGCTCGTTTGGCCCCAGCCTCGGTCTTATAGGTACCGCGATAGGCCTGTGCAGGGTCGGTACCGCATACCGCAGCCGCACAGTCCGCAGCGAACAGGCAGCAATCAAATTCTCCCCATGAAAAAGGCCGCTCTGAGGCGGCCTTGATCACTTCGCTGAGGCGTGTAGTCCAGTCTCGGTAGCGCATGCCTATTTCTCGTAGGTGAACGTCGGGGCGTCCTTCTTGGAGCCCCAGTAGATGGGCCATTCGGACATTTGAGCGATGGCGTAGAAGAACCGGTCACCCTGGTGCCGGGCCCGGTGGTTCTCGTCGGTAAAGCGTTCGGTACCGGTGCGGCTCCACTCGGCCATCCGGTCAACGATCGGGACGGTGATCTTGTTTCCGTCCTCGCCGTTGCCGGCGTAGGAAAAGGTGGCGGCGTCCATGCGGCCGGAGAACAGGATGTCGGCGGCGTAGTTGCCCTGCTCGTCGAACACCACAAACATCAGCTTGCCAGAGCGCCCGCGGCAGCCCCGGATGTTGGTCTCGGTGATGATGTAGCTGTCCAGGCCGGTGAGCGCTAAGTCGATCGACATGGGCGAGTTCGAGTTGTCGCTCTCCTGCGACTGCCCTACCTCGCCGAACTGCCCTACCCCCAGATACGTGATACCGCCGATCACCAGGTCACCGGTGCCGGTGTGCGCGTAGACCGGGCCATCCTCGAAATCGAGCTGACAGGCGTACACGCTCAAGAATTTGCCCGTGGCGATGATGTCGACCACGCTCTGGCTGAACGGGAATGTCGAGGGCATCAGAAGGCCTCCCTGAACTGGTAGCTGCCGTTCGACACGGTCTGGCGCACGGTCATGCTCCAGGTGTCCTGGGTCATGCGCATTTCGGAATACGGGTTGAGGTATTCGATGGCCGAACCAACCGCCAAGGTTTGGCGAATGCGCTTGTTCACCTGCACCACAGCCTGTCCCTGGGCGTTGGTCACGGCCGGCTTGATGACTTCGAACATCTCGCCGGCGATCGTCATGTAATCCCCGACCGAAAACATCTGAGCGTTTGGAATGGCGCCGCCGACCTGGATAGAGCGGGACTGCGACGGGCCACTGACGACCTTCAGCGCCCCCACACTGTTACCGCGGCGCCGAGTAAATGCCGGCACGTTGACCGTGCCGAACATCCCATCCAGTTCGCCCAGGAGCGAAGACAGCTGCCGCTCCTGCTTGCGCGTGAGCAACCCGAACGTAATGGTGCATTGCCAATAGGCGCCCGGCTGCCCAACGATCTGCTGGGCGTTCGAGAGGGTCGATGTGAAGGCGCGGCTGTTGTTGACTAAGCCCCACGTCATTTCAGACGGGCGCAGCGATGCCGGCCATTGGATAGCCATGCAGTACTCCTTCTTGCTATCGGTTTCGGGCGATAAGCTGGCGCGCCGGCCCGTTCATCTTGAGGTCGCGCAGCACCAAGTTGTAGCCATCCTGCGCGCCCTTCTGTGCGGCCTGCTGGATTCGGGCCAGGGTGGCGTCGTCTGCAGTACCTTGGACGCTGATGTGCTGAACGATCCCCGGCGCCGAACTGGTCGACGCCTCGGGTTGGCTAGCAGCCATTTGCGTAGCGGTCGAGGCTATCCGCGGCGTCACGAAACCGCCGGAGGCGTAACCCCTGACGTTCAGCCCCTCCAGGTAGTTGCGCATGCCTGGCTGAGCCACTACCTCCTTGCGGAGGACGAATTCACCGCCGTGCACAACTCCCTTCGGCTCGAACTTGCCGCCATCACCCGTATAGCCGCCAGTGGAAAGCTGCCTCAGCGGCTCACTGAAGCCTGTCATTGTGCCCTGCCCGAGCGCCTGAGTACCGCCGGTCATAAAACCAAACGCATTGCCCAAGAACCCAACAGCAGCTTGCCTCACCTGGATGCGGATCAGATCCTCGATGACCCCATCGGCGAAGTCCTTGAAGGACAGCTTCCCGGTCTTCACGAAGGTGACGACCGAGTCTTCCATGCTGGAGAAGGCGTTGGTGAATAGGCTTCTCGTCTGCCCAGCGACGTTGCGCGCTTGCTCAAGGTAGGTGTTGAACGCCGCCCTTGCGCCAAGCGACCAGTCGGATTGCTGCTCGTCGACACGGAGGTAGTATTGCTCCTGCATAGCCAGGCGTTGATCCAAAGCGTTCTGCAGCGCCGCGTTTTGCTTCTGGTAAAGCTCTTCGCTGATCCGCCCCTCGTTGCGCTGCTGCAACAAGTTGTCCATTTGCTGCTGGTACTGCTGCTCGATGCTGAACCGTTCTTCAATGCGCTGTCGTGCCTGGTCTCCCAAGCCCGCACCGGCCAGGCTGTTGTTCAGCCCTACGGAGGACCTCTGCAATTGGCTGTTCAGGTTGGCCTGGAAGGCTGCGAGCCTCTGCGCCTCCTCCGTGGCCACCTTTCGCAGCTGCATCTCCTTTTCCAGCTCGGCGTTCTTCTTGAGCTGATTGGTGATCTGCTGCTGGTTGGCTAGCAATGACCTCTGCTCGACAGTCAGGATCTTCTTTTCCTTGATGTCGGCCAGCTGCTGCTCCCAGCGCACCAGGACTTGGCCAGCTTCGCCCAGCTTCTGCATCTGCCCCATCTGGACACCGATGAGGCCGTTCTGCTGCTGGAGCACCGAGTAGTGCTGGCGAGCCTGGTCGAGGGCCTTGGTGCCGGCGTCTTCGCGGTAGGCAGGTCCTTTCGGGCCTGGCTTGTCCTTGTACTGCTCTCGGGCGGCATCGCGAAGTTGGTTCAGCTCTGCCTCGGTGTACACACGACCACCGTCGCCAGCGGCAGACTTCTTGGCGAGTTCGTTGATTTCCTTGAGGCGGGCCGCCAGCTTGTCTTGATTGCTTGCGGTCGTCCGTAACTGGCCATTAAGCGTTTCCTGAGAAAGGACGGATTCGCGCTGGCGCAGCCGATAATTTTCCTGAGCCTGGTCGATGGCTAGCTGCGTTTTTAACTGGTCCTGCAAAGCATTGATGCGGCTCTGGGCTACCTCCCGCGCATCTTGGTTCTGTTTGCTGCGCGCAGCGATTGGGTTCTGCATGCGCTTATCGATCTCGGCCAGTTCCTTCTGGGCATCCGACAGCTGGCCGGCAATTCCCTGAGTTCGGCCGAAGTTAACAGCGGCGTCACCGGCGGATTTAGTTGCACCCCATACTCCGCGCCAAGCTTTCTCAATCCACCCAAGATTCTCAACAATCTCTTTCGATCTTGTATCGATGGTCTGGGCGTAGGTGTCAGTCAAGAGCTTGGCTGCGCCGACAGTGTCCCCCTGATCCTTGAGCGCTTGGATCTGGGCGTATGTGCTGGCCGTGAGGAAATTGTATTGATCGTTCAGCTCTCGCGCGGCAGCAACTGGGTCTTTGCCGATCTTCACAAAATCGGCAATCGTTTCCTCTACCGCGCGACCAGTCGCATCTTTCATCTGCAAAGCGGCAGTAGTGACTACACCGAAGCTGTCACCAGCAATTTTTCCGCTGTTCGCTACCTGCGCCAAAGCATCCGCGGCTGCACCTGTCGTGCCCACAGTAGTGCTGATCTGTCTTGCAAGATCAGCCATCGCCCCGACATTGCTGCCTGCGGCATTACCGCTAAGTACCAAAGCCTTCCGAAACTCGTCCGCTTCTTGCGAGCCTTTGTAGTAGGCAATACCCAAACCAGCTGCCGCCGCGCCTGCGACAGTGAATGGGTTGACCAAACCAACAGCGTAACCGCCCAACGCTCGCATCGCTGGCCCGATTCCGCCGAACATATCTTTCAGTTGTCCGCCCTGCTGTAGTAAAACGGTGAACGGGTTCATGCCGCCCTGGAGGGAGACTACGATGTCGGTGAACTGTGCAGGTACACCGCGCAGGGCGGCGGTATATGCCTTAGTCGACATTCCGGCCGCCTGTGCCTGGCGGGCGTACCTGTCCATGGACTGCTCTGCTGATTGAGTGCTTGATGCGAGATCCTTGATGGAGACGCCGGAGCTTTTTGCCTGGAGGCCAACGTTGCCTGTAGCGGCCCCAGCACGCTCCCCTGCTGTTGTTAGCTTATCTAGATCTTCCGCAGCTGAGACCGCCTCACCTGACTCGACTCTGATGCCGAGAACCGCAATATCACCCTGACTCATGGTTCCTCCAGGCGTAAAAAAACCCGCTCGAGGCGGGTTCCAGTTCCTTCATTTGCTCATTGGATTCCGCAGTTTATACGGTCCACTGAGGTTTCATTTTCCCCTTCCAGGGCAACCACATTTGTGCCATCCGGCATCCACGTGACGGTGTAGCGCTTAAAGCCAACATAGCCGCCCATGGCGTTCTTCGAGTTCACCTCGCCACACACCCAGCCATCCTTCTTGCTTCGCTCATTCCTGAACTGCGCAGACGAGGGGTCAGTGAGTTGCTCGGCAACCGCCTCGCGCGCCCGGTCGATATCGCTCTTCCCGCAGCCTGCCAGGACGATCCCGGCCAGCGCGACCAATGCCAAACGCTTCATGCGTGCCCTCCTTGTTGATGAGGGCAATCTACCATCGCGTCGTGTCAGCGCAAAACTGAGGAGCGCCGCTAAAAGAAAAGGCACCCGAAGGTGCCCTCTCGATGCCGCCTAAAATCCATATCGCACCATAGGCGCGACCACTAACCAACCTTACGCGCGATGTTGAAGCGGCCCCGAAGGTTCACAACTGCCGCCATCAAGAACTCGAACATGTCGGGAGTCGAGACTGGAATATCCCCGGGCGACATGACCATTCCCTTGATGAGGTCGCGCGTCGAAAGTACGCAGGCATCGTCAGCCACCTCTTCCACGCGCTGCTCGCCTATGTGGTCGAACGAGACCAGATAGCGCTTCTGTGGACCTCCGACGATCTGGACCTGATCACGCTTAGGCAGGAGCTCGCCCTCAAAGACGTAGGCCACCACGAAGTTGCAGGCATCCGAAAGGCACTCGGCCGGGATGAGGGCAGTGCGCTGAACATTGAACCGGCTGCGCAACCTACTTTTCATCGTGTGCCGGTAGCTCCGGCGCATGCTGCGCGGGAGGTCCATAGCCTTCTGGTCAATGACCCGGTCCAGCACAATCTCACCGCTGCTTCCGATAACCGCGCCGACAAGGTCGCCCATCGCGCTGTGCTGATCTACATATGCACCAGTCTTGCGGATGGCTGGCAGCACATCACCGGCAAGCCACATCTGGAATGGGAGAGCCTTGGGCTTGTCGGAGCGCCCAAGCACAAAATACAAGCCTTGCTCGGAAATCATCAGCGTTTGCTGGGTGCCTCCGGGGGTGTGCAACCGATGCACACCCTTCCAGGCATCGGGTACGTGCGACATTGCGCGGGAGGGCTTGTAGGTTTCCGCGTACTCCAAGGAGTCGAGAACATCCTGCGCGGCAAACCATGGCTCGCCATCGATCAGCAGCGTGCGCACCTGCTGCTTGCCGAAATTGAAAGGGACTACGTTTGTGCTATTATCGCCCATGACGTTGTTTTCCTGATCGATGACTGCGTTGATTCCCAAAGCCCTGGCCGTTGGCGCGACCGGGGCTTTTTCATGCCCGCTGTTTCTGCCCATCTTGCATTTCCTCCTCCAGGGATTTCCTCAAGCGGAATACGATCTCGCCGCTCAGGCTGCGCCCGTTTTCAGCTGCCCGCGCCTCGAGCTTCTGCCGCATCGTGCACAGCATGCGTACTGCAGTGGTGATCTTGCGGGTTGACATAGATGCCTCCTTTTTTGCGTTTTGTGAGTTTATTGCTTTTCTCAACCTTGTCAAACGCATTTTTGCTCTTTGTGAGTTTGTATTACTCTAGAGCTATTCACGAGGCCCCTATGAATACTGAATTCGCGACCAATCTCATTCGACTACGCGGCGAGAAAAACCTAACCCAGCAGGAGCTGGGTGACGCAAGCGGCGTTTCGCCTTCTCAAATCTCGAGATACGAGGCTGGCCAGGCCAAACCGCGGAAGACTGTACTCGGGAAACTAGCTTGTGCCTTGGGCGTGAGTGTCGATGAGCTGCAGGGCCAGCCTCTTGAGCCTAGAACCGTCACACTCATTCTTGAGGAACCAGGCGGTGAAGACATGCCCCTGACCATCGACCGATCCGCCTTTGAGCTGCTGCAGAAGGCGGCCAAGGAGACCGGAAAGCCTTTGGGTGACATTGTGTCGGATACGCTGCTCTGGGGACTGCAGATGATCAAGAGCAGCCCAGAATTCGCTGAAAGCCTGAAGCGGCAGATTGAAGAAAGCCGCAAGTCGGATGAGAAGTAATAACCAGGCCAAGCCAGGTTAGCAACCTTGACTGATGCAAAGCTTGTTAAATCAAGACTTTTCTTGCAGCACGGACAAATACCACCTCTATTTCCAGGATATGGTGCAATGAAGTACACCGAACCCTCGGCGGGCCTTGACGGATTCAACTGCCCATTTTGCTCAGCTTTCGCTCACATGAACTGGAGATTCCTTGTCGGTTACTCCCAACTTGGATACGCAGAAGCAGAATGTGCAAAATGCAAGAAGCGATCAATGTGGAAAGTGTATGAACATGAGACGCTGCCGAGTACTGGCCACATAGTACCAACAAAAGGTGACATGCTCTATCCGGACCACGGTTTCGCTCCTCCTCCGCACGACGATATGCCCGAAGAGGTACGAGAAGACTATCTAGAGGCTGCTAGTATCGCACACCGTTCGCCCAGAGGCTCTGCAGCTCTTCTCCGCCTAAGCCTCCAAAAGCTATGTAAACATCTAAATCAACCGGGCGAAAACATTAATGATGACATACGAAATCTTGCGACAGAAGGTAAGCTACCACCAAGCATCATCCAAGCAGCAGACACTGTAAGAATAACGGGCAACTGCGCAGTACACCCGAGTCAGATGGCGGAAGAAGACATCGACTTTGTGTCTGTAAGGCTATTCCTATTGGTTAACAAGATCGTAGCCAAGGCCATCTCCGAGCCTCGCGAAATGGCAGAAATTTACAAACTAACTCCAGAACAGGCCCGTAAAGCAGCGGAAGCAAAGGACAAAGCCAACCGAGAAAAGAACGCAGAAAAAAGCAAATAATAGGCCCCGAAAGCTACGAACAATATAAGATCAGCCATTAACAATAAGTGGATTCAACTCACAATATTTATCCGACCTGGAAGTCTCTCAACGTCGTTTGGAGGCCAGGCAGCGGCCAACCTGCGTCAGTCATTGCCCTACTAATTGTAGAACTGAGGTGACTTCTGTTTACTAACGGTTGATCCCGGTCCATCTGGGCGAGATTCTCAAGGAAGAGTTGCTCCATCCACTGGACCTCACTCCGACAGAGGTTGCCCGGAAGTTCCACGTTTCCGCTCTCACTGTCCTGGACATTGTGAATGAAAAGCGCGGTGTTACCGCTGATGTCCCGGCTTGCCGCCTGCTTCGATACCACGCCACAGTTTCGACCAATTTTCAATATGCCTACGAGATCCGACGGACCGAAATTGCCCACGGTGCCCAGATTGGACAGGTACAAAAAGGCGGTGCAAACCAGCTGAGCTTGGGCTCCACGTATCTACATAGCCACAATCAGCTAATGCCAAACACAAAGCCCGGCTCAGGCCGGGCTCTGTTGAAGTCATATGTCAGGGCCTTTTGCTAGCGCTTACCCCCCCCTTTATCTCCTCCGGCACCCGGATTCCCACCACGATCAACGTTCCCTCCTCGATCAATGTGTCCACCACGGTCAACATGATCGCTACCACGCACATCGTTTCCTCCGCGATGGCGATCGCCACTCTGGACATATCCGCCACGCTCGTTACCGCGTCCTTCGTTCTTAGTCTCCGGCATTTCCCTACCCTCTATTAGCGCCCTCTCTGACGCGCGTAGAAGAATAGCTAGCGTACATTTCGGCTATAGTTTTTTTTGAAACTAGAGCTATAGCTAGAGCTAAGGAGAAGAACCCGGCCCGAATACGGTAAACGAGCAGATCCATCGTTGCAAAAAGCCCAGCGCTGGGCCGTGCTTACCAATCAATGCTCTTGGGGAGACCAGTTGAACTTGTAGTTCAACGGAGGTAGTTCGTAGTGCTCTGCCAGATACAGGCCCAGCATCTCGCCTTCCTTCGCGTATGCCGCTGCTTTGTCGACGGTGGGATACCAGCTTACCCAGAGCGTGTCCAATGGGAACATCTTTTCGAACGATGCGAAGCTGAACCGCCATCCTGCCATGTGGCCGGTAGCGCCTTTCGTACGTGCACATCGAATGAATGCTGCAAGACGGCGCTTGAGGTTGTCCGACTCTCCGACAGTCAAAATACCGTTATCGTCAATGCCCACCGCTCGCGCGATAGCACGGTCTGCACAGATGATGTACACACCAGGTACTGCGGGCGCGCTCTGATAATGATCTACGAGCTTCAGCCACTCGGGCTCCCAGCCGTCCCAATTTTTGACTTTCATCGAACGCCTCCATTCTTAGAGGCAAAACGATATCACAGTCGCCACCCGCGCACGGTCAGATGCAAAAAGCTCAGCGCAGGGCTGGGCTTCGACCTGTAGTCATGCAGTGGCACCTTCGCTCTTTGCAGCCGCACGCTGGAAGATGAGTTGATCCATCACAAAGATCAAGGCGATTACGGACACCCAAGTGAACAGCAGAAAATCTTCCGTCACCAAGCTAGTTGAAAGACCTACACTCCCCAGCGTGTATTCACGTACGTACCCGATGCCAGGCAGCGCTACAAAGGCCACAACGAAAGAGAAGGCCAAAGATTCAAAGCGTACGCGCTTAGCCGAAATTGTATACCCACAGACCAAACACAGTAGTGTCAGGCTGGTGATAAGGTTGAGTGAGTTGTAGGGGCCGGAAGCAAGAAAAATAGAAACCGAACTTGCAGTCGCCGCGGCCGAAAGAGCCGGGATATCTGTTTTATTACTCAAAATGTTATCCATTTATATGCCAAAATCTCCATTGGGATGGTACCAGCCGCAACGCAAGCAAGGCAAATAGCCATCACCAACTAGAGCGTAATCGTTGGTCCTGTCCACCCATCCACCCTGGACGGAAACCCAGTACCCCGCCCCACCGCCGCCGTAGTAGCGTTTGGCCTTCAAGACGACTTGAGATGTTTGGAGGCTGAAGTGAAGATGCTCAAGAAGGTAATCCAGTTGATCCGAAACGAAAGCAAGCGGCCTTGGTCGGAGGTCAGTAGCTGGGCCCTGGCTCCAATTGGTGGCGCAAGCAAATTTATCGCATGGGCTCTAACACTGGCCGTGTTGGGTGTAATGCCGGGCCTGATCCAAGCTACAAACGAGGTTGGCATTACCGCTCTGGGTGTCGGAGCATACAGCGCAGTTGGTTTGATGGCATTGACCGCCGGCCACTTCAGGACTGTGGCCAAACGCTGCTTCGAGCTGCTCTACCAACGCCATTACAGATAATGCACTAACCGGATAACCAGCTTGGAAATGTAGCAGACACGCAAGAACATAAAGCCCAGCGCGGGGCTGGGCTTTTCTCTGGGTTATGGGCCTTTCATTGCATCCGTGGTTGCCTTGATGATCTCCTTTGCTGCCTCGACGCTGATTGGCAACGGAGCTTGCGGATCGTCCTGCTCCGGCTTGGGCCGATGATGGAAGTATCTGAGCAAAGCGATGAGCAGCAAGGTCGGCACAGTCGAAAGTGAAACAATGATTGGAATATCGCCAGTGGTATGCGGCCTTACTGACGCGAAGAAATACCAAAAACCCATAGTGAAACGGATGTTGCCAAAAAAAACGAAGCCCAGCAGCGCCAGATAGAAAACGATCACCAAGCCAACTGTCACGTTGGTCAGTCGTTTCTCCCATCGGAACCGCCAAGCCTCCTTTTTTAGGTAGTCGCTAATCAATCCTGGGTTTTCGGCCTCACCGCCTGCCAAATCATCACTTGTGCCAGTCATAGAAGCCCAATCGCTTTCAGCCTGAATTCCATTGCAGCTGTAGAAACACCAAAGGTACTGGCTAACCTCGAAAGGTCAGTGACTCGTTGCTCAAGCACCATGTGTTTCACCAATGCTGCCGGCATTAGAAGAGCTGCAGCAAACCTGTTGGCAGCGACCTCTTTGGGATCCCGGGAGCGCGCGCTGAATTGCTCAGATGTATCCCGAGGGGCGTCCAAGTCTCCATGAACGTGGTGGCCGATCTCATGAGCAATGGTAAAGCGTTGCCGAACCGGGGCATCCATCATGTTGTAGGTGATGAGTGGGTCACCATTGCGGTACATATAATGACCGCTTTCAGTGGCGCTGCCCCCGTTAAAGGGACTGCTTACCCGCACCTCAATGCCCATGGAGCGAGCAATGGCCTCAGGATTTACGGGGAGCCGACCATCCCAATGTGCCTGTAGGACGTCGTTTGCAGTGCGATACTCCATGCGGCCTCCTTAGCTTGATGGGTTCGTTCATCAAAAATGAGGCGCGATTCTGCACAAGTCAAGGCTAATCGTCAAATTTATGTTGACAGGCCTTATCGCCCTCGTTCTCGCGTGGACTATAACAAAATACTGATCATTTATACAGCAATCTGAGTATCCGGCTGGACGGATAGCCAGTAACCAGTCAATCCGGCGGTGTAGTAGCGTAATGATGCCAATACAGGGAGATCACCATGGCTTTCGTAACACGAGAAACGGCACGCTTCATCACGGAGACAGATAAACCTGGGAACACACACTGGAACACATTGTATGAGCCAGCAGACCGTGTTCCTGTCTCTGGGATTTATCGATGCGAAGGCTGCGGTGACGAAATCACCTCCAACGCCGGGGATCCTTTCCCTCCGCAAAATCGCCATCAGCATCAGAACCGATCTGCAATCCTATGGCGCCTCATTGTGCGCACTAGGACCAGCTGACCCTGACCAACCAACCGCTCCGGTCCATTGCCGGCAAGCCCATGGACTGGATAGCGTTTCTTCTAGCGCAATCAGTTAAGGATATCGAATGGCCACAACACTTGTTCAACTCAACCTGTCCCTCGCGCCCAAGGCGATAGTAGGGCTCGGGAATGGGACCAGCGCGAACCTGATGGTTGAAGTAGACCTCTTGGGCAAGCCGATCGGTGATTTTTCGATAAAGGAAATTGAGGAGCTCGCACGAGCTGAACTCAAACGGGTCGCTGCAACTGCCTGACTTTCTCATCTAAGGCAGCAATGCGGGCGGTTAATATCGCCTCATATGCTAGCCGCAAGCTCGACTCCGTCGTGAGTCGAGCTTGCAGCTCTTCAATCCTACGGTTTGCTTGTTTCAGCCCGTCAGCCGATGTTGAGCTCATTCAATGCTCCTATGGATTCACCGCTTCACTTCGCGTCCCGATGACGCAACACAAGGCGCGTCCGGTCGAGCCAGGGCCCGCCAAACACGATGATTTCTGATGGTCTCCACTACTCCGCCGCCTCGGCCATCACCGTCAGCGCTTCGTTCTCCATAACGCGCACGTCATCAAAGGTTTCGGACAGCTCGCGGCTCTTCAGACCGATCATCTTGGCGGTCCCGGGAATGGCAGCGTAATCGAGCCCTGAGGGCCCGCCCGGCCCCAGGCGCCATTGCGTGCCCAGCGCTTCGAACAGGCAGAAGGCAGGCCACGCATCCGGCCAGACCTCCACGTCGTCGATCTCGATGTCGTCCAGGGTAAGGCCCAGGAAGGCCAGCTGCTCGGCGGAGGGACCTTGCTCATACAAGGCCCGCGCCGCCGACTTCAGTTTCCCAGGCGGGCAGGGTTGTAGGCTTCCTGATAGGCGTCCAGCACGGCTTGCGGCGCGCCGACACAGGTGGTCACTAGGTCGAGGATGGCCTGATCGGTGAACTTGTCGTCGAAGCCCCAGCCGGCGGTGACGGCCTTGATCTGATCGGCCTGCAGTTGTACCTGGCCGGCAGTGAACTGCTCGAGACTTGCCCCTTCGGTCTTGCACTTTTCGGCGTGCGCTTCGAAAGCTTGGTTCCAGCCGTCGTACAGCTTGGCCAGGGCGGTGCGGTCGAAGTAGCGGAACGTGAACTCCACCGCAACCGAGTCGCTGCCCACGCGCGGGATCTTCACCTCGGCGCTAAACGTTGGGTTCTGAGCAATTTTGATCTTCGCCATGAGTTCTCCTTACGCACCGGCCAGGTAACGCAGCGAACGAGCCGACAGGCCGACGCTGATGGTTCGGGTCATCACGTTATTCCGCTCCATGGTCGGGTCTGGAGTGATGCTGACGTAGCCCGGGTACAGGATCTGGTCACCGTTGCGGAGCTTCATGCGGATCACCGCCAGTTCCTTCGACGCGTCGTAACCTTCCACGGCCTCAACGTACGCAGCAGTGGGCTGGTCCTCGACCACAATCGACAAGCTGGTTGGGTTCCGGTTGGTTGGGAACTGCTTGTCGTCGTCATCTTCTAGGTATCCAACGGTCGCATACTGCTGCTCGCCGCCCGAGGAAGTGAACGAGGTGACCTTGGAGATCTGCACCCAGTCAGAGACGGGAAGCACGGAGCCAACGCCGGCGCCAGCGGTGAAGCGCTCCACATTACTGGTGTCCAGGCCGCCCAGCGAGAAGGTATCGGCGGCGACACTGGCTGCTTTGACGGCGCGGTCGTTGATCAGCGCCCAGCCGGAGTTGACCAGCAGAACATCGCCGTTCTGGATGGCGTGACCAGCAGCGGTGGCCACCGGCGGCTTGGCGTTGGTCAGCGCAGTGAATGGGACGGCAGCGCCGATGACGCGTGCGATCTCCAGCACTGCGCCGTTTGGCAGCGGGAAGCGTGCGGCCATGGTGTGTTTCCTCTTGGTTAGAAACGACGAAGCCCGCACTGGGCGGGCTTTCGTTCGTCAGGGTGGTGTCAGTGAAGTGGAAGTGATGGCTGCAACTGCGACGCCAGGTCGCTCAGCTTTGCTTCAAGTGGAGGCTTCTGTCGCTGCCATTGGCGCAGGCCTTTTCCGCAAAGGCTTGCCACAGCCTGCTTGCCGCTGTATTCGAGCAATGTTCGCTGGAACTCGGCACCAAGCGACTGCCCTTGGCGAGATTGCTCGTCCAGAACATCGAGCACTTTGCGCCTGAAGGCCTTCGCACGCTCGGTGCGGGCGAACATCCCAAGTAGGTGAGCACCACGAAGACTGAAAACCCGCACCTCTTGCTCACCACCTCTGGTCTTCATCTTGACCAGGGCTGTCATTGTCGGCGTGAACTCGTCCGCATGGCGCCGGTAGAGGTCACGCACGCGTGTTTCAAAGGGGGTCGCATTTCCGTCACCCCCTTTTCCATAGAGCGCGGTCGCCACCTCGGCAAGCGTGAGACACGGCTGCCCGCCGTGATCGATCACGCTCAGTTCGGTGTCGCCAATAATCAGTTTGTCCATGATGTATCCCCTGAAATAGCCCTGGAAATAGATCGGCCACAGCAACGCCCCAGGGAAGGCGCTTTCGGGTGCCCCCTAGCTGTAGCCTGAAAGGTGCTCTGGTGTTACTGGTCCGCGACACCGCGGTAGGTGAAGCTGGCCGGTACCGTGTAGGTTGCCGACTCGGTGATAGTTGGGCCCTGGTCAACAGGTTCGGTGACCAAACCCTCGAAGCCGTTGCGGCTGAGCTCCGAATCAGCCCGGAAGAGGCTCGAAAGCTCACCGACCAGGGCCTCAGCGGTAGCCAGTGGCTGGCCCGCCGGGCAGACGATGCTCACTTGGTAGACACCGGTGTACTCGTAGGCGTCTCCGCCTAGATAGCGGCAAGTAGTTGCACCGGGCAGTTGGTATGCCTGCAAGTAGGTTTCTTCTGGCAGCGCCTCGAACCCCTGCTCGAAGTTCGCGACCCGAATCGGGCGCGCAGCGGCCCAGGCCATCAGCTTGATCTCGATGGCCTGGCGGGCTCGTGCATGGCTCATACGCTGTTGCTCCTGATGGCTTCGTCGACAATGCGCTGGAAGTTGGCCAGGGTGACCCGGACCATGCCGGCCGGCGCCTGGGATGAATGGCCGTACTCCAGCGGGACCGCGTACGCCAAGTTGTTCACGATGTAGGCCGTCTGGCCAATGGTCAGCGCCTGCACCTGGGTGATGAGCGCTGTAATGGCTTCGCTACCCGACGGGTCGATGCGGTCAAGCTCTTCGGTAGCCGGTGAATCGATGGAGAACTGCCAGTTACCCCGGAACCGGCCGCCGACGTATCCCTGACCAGCTACCAGGCCATTCGTGGCGAAGTTCTGCTCCCGCTCCGTCTTCGTCAGAGGCTTGGCGTACTTCACGCCCTTGCGCAGTTTGCCGGCCTTGGTGAAGTTGTCCTGGTTCAGGTTGATCAGGGCATTACGCACCGAGACCTTGAAGTCGTAGTCGTCGGCAGCCTTCTTAGCCTTGGTTCGGTGGGCCACGTTGGCCGCCCAAAGTTCTGGATTGCCTACCGGCGACATGAGGATGACGCTGCTGCCGATCTCGATGACGATCGCCCTAAAGGTGGAGTTCAACGCCTGCTGAGCTTGCTCCGTAAATGCTCGAATGCTGTCGGCAAAACCACCTTCAAGCCCTCCGTATCGTTGAGCCATATGCGAGCCGCGCGGCATGTCACTTCCTCAGTTGGATAATCCAGGTAGCCCTAGCCGGGTCCTCAGATACGTTGAGCGCCCGGTAACCACTGACTTGATCGCCAATCTTGGGAACCGCCGGGGTTTCCCCAACCACTCCGGCCTGCTGCTCAAACAGCTCGTTCTGCAGTACCACCAGCTTCACATCCTCAGTCTGAATGCGTGATCCGTCGATCTCCTTGGCCAGGTAACTGCCAAACACCCCGCGGCCAGTGTATTGGATGGTCTTGTCCGGGGCAGCACCGCCTAAACCTGGGTCGTAGATACCTTTCACCGTGCGAATGCCGGCGACTGGCCTTACAGCATCAGCCAAGCCGTCGGGATCATCGAATGACTCGGCCAATTCGGACTGAATATTTTCACGCAAGCCCATGGCTATCCCCTTCTCACCGCAAAGGCGAATGGGTTACTGCGCCAGGGTGCCAGAATGGCCAGCGCAAGCTGTACGGCGGCTGGCTGGGCGAGAGAGCCAGCCTTATCGATCGAGCCAAATGTCTTGCTTGTCGATACCGAGTCAGCCTTGACCGTTTTCGATTCGAGCGAACCCTCGGTCTGCTGCACGTACAGCTTTCCTTGGGAGGCGCACTTGGCCAACCGGGCGCCGGCCTTCTTCACGTCGTCAGGGATGTTGCTCATGTCGATGCCAACCAGATTGAGCGCGGTCAGATAGGCGTTTGCCTCGAAGACCGCCTCGTCCTTCAGCTCTGGAGATGCCCAGTCAGACCCGAGGATGGCGTCTACGTCGGCCACTGTGATGTAGGTAGCCATCAGGCCTCCGCTTGAATGAGTGGGGCCGCAGCCCCGGGATTACTGCTGGCCGAGTTCAGCGACCTGCTTCTGCAACGACTCTTTCGAGGCGTTGGCGCGGTAGGTGACGTTCGCAGCGTCCAACGTGGCCTTGAGCTCGGCGACCTGTTTGGCCTCGCGGCTTTCTTCGGTCTCGAGCTCCTGCTTGGCTGCTTGGGCCAGCAGATCGTCCACTTGCTTCTGCAGCACTCTGGCCTTCTCGACTTCACTGTCGCGCTCGCACTGAAGGCTAGCGATACCGGCGTTGACCGCTTCCAACACCTGGAATAGGTGGCCAGCAGTTTCGCCAAGCTCGCCTTCAGGGTGCTCCAGGCGCTGCGCGGCGAAGGAGTCGACAATCACACCGATGGATGCAAGCTCGGTGACCAAGCGATCGAGCGCTGCATGATCGGGACCTTCAACAAGAGCCACACGTGTAGGTACCTCAACCACTGACACATCAGCGCCAGCGGCTTCGTAAGCATCGACCACCTTGGGCCAATTGCCGATCACCACAACCGATTCGACGCCTGGTTCGGCCTGATCAAAATGTCGTGGGTTGCGATAGGTCCGGCCTTGCTCGAAGCCGTCACGCTGGGTGGTGTAAATCAGTTCCATGGATTATCTCCAAGGCAGGCCCGCTGGACCCGCCTTTGCTATGGCCGATTAAGGCGCGGACAGGTCGATCAGGACGCCGGCAGTAGCCTTGTCGCTGGTCGCGTGCTTACGCCAGTTCGCACCGGTGCCGAGCGCTGCGAGGTTCGGGTTTACGCCTGCGGTGTCCTTCCAGGAGTAACCCATGATGTCGACGTTGAAGGCGCCTTCCGCGCGATAGCCGATCGCCAAGTTTTCCTGGGTGTTTACCGGATACGAGCGCACACCCGGGGCTTGGGACTCAGTCACCGAGACAGCGCCCACCTGCAGGCCGAAGATGCGCTCTTCGGTGACTTTGTCAGAGACGAGGACCGGTTTGCCCATGGTGCCAGGCGAGCCGCCGTAGATGACCACGCCCGCCTCTTCGTAAATCTTCTGGTCGATTGCGTCGTCAACCAGGTCGAAGTAGGTGGCGGAGTCCATGGCGAAGAGCGCGATGCGATTGAAACGATCGCCGAACTTGCGCATGCCCTTGGTCAGCACCTTCTTGTGATCGACTGCGAAGGACCCGGTGGCGACCATGTTGGCGTTAGCACCGATAGCCGCGCCCAGAGCCGCGAAGGCAGTCTGGATGTAGTAGTCCAGGGCTGCGTCGGCCATATCCTGGCCAACCAGCATGGAGAACTCTTCGGGGCTTCGCGCACGTCGTTTGAAGGCCTCCTCCGTGGTCTCGTACGGGCCGTACTTCCACGGGGTTTTCACGCCGACCGCTTCGTCGGCACCGATCTTGATGCCGGCTACAGTGGCGTCGGAGTTGACGTTACGGTGGCCCAACGTGCCGCCGATCTTGTAGAACGAACGCTTGCGCAGGTCGCCCTCGATCAGTTCGTTACGCAGGATCAGCGCACCGCCCGACGAGGCGTTGAACACCTCCAGAACGTCCTGCAGACGCTCCAGGTAGGCGGTTTGGGCAAGATCGTTGTAAATGATCATGTCCGAGTTGAGGGTGGTAGGCATCTGCTACTTCCTATTTTGGCAATTTGAGGTATGCCTCCTGCCCATGCGCTTCGATGTATTCGCGCTTTTGGACAGAGGTCATTTCGGAGCGTTTCTGTGCGGCCCCGCCGCCTTTTCCAGCACCGCCGGCCCCGCCGCCAGATGCCTTGCTGCCAGCGATCAGCGGGCCAAAGGCCGGATCGTTGGTGAATTCTGCTTTCAGCTCGTCCAGCGTTGCCGCCGAGAGCTTGCCGGCGGCGTCCAGCACGACAACGGTTGGTTTACCGTCGCGCTGCTCGACGCTCAGCCGGCGTTCGATGTGGGGAAGCAATGCCTTTGCGGTACCTGGCACAGCCAACTCGGTGGCCAACTCGGTGGCGGTACGCCCCACAGTCAGATCCCGGATCTGGCCCTGCAAGGTTGAGCGTTCAGTTTCCAGAGCCGAGGTCAGCTCAGCTTCGCGACGGTTGAACTTGTCGGACCAGGACTTCTCCAGGCCTTCGATGTCACCTGCCTTGCGGGCAGCCTCCTCGGCCTCGGCGCGAGCCTTGTCTTCAGCCTCGCGGCGTGCCTTCTCGGCGGCCTTCTTCTCGCCCAGGAGCTCTTCCACCTTGGCCTTCAGGCCGGTGACGTCCTCCTGCTGAGGCAGGCCATCAATGCCGAGAACGAACTTGCCGTCCTTTTCGACGTACAGGGCCTGGATGGATTCTTCGACGCCGTCGAGGCTGTCCAGCTGGAATTTCAAGGTCATTGCTGTCTCCCTGAGACGTTGAGCAGGCCCTGCCTGCGGGCATAAAAAAACCCGCCGAAGCGGGTTTGGGTCAGAGACCTAAATCAGTAGCGAGCTTTTCGCCTCGGTCGGTGAGGCTCAGAATTGGCCTGTCACCCAAAATCGTGCTGAGAACAGTCGATACCAGTGGTGGGTTTGGTTCAACCAGATCGCAGCAGTTCTCATGCTCTAAAATTACCATGAGCGCGGTAACAAGCGATTGATCGGTAGTGTGACCATCGATGACAAGTTGTGAGTTGATTCTGTGCATGGCCAAGACCTGCTCGAGCACTAAAGCAGGGTTCCCGCGATTCGCAACAGCGATTTTGACAGTTGCAAAAATTTTCATGAGCTCAGGCATAGCAAGGGATTGAAGCATTGCGGCGTCCATCGAATGGCGCTGCAGCCTACTACATCTCGACCCGATTGAAAGCCATCGGCTCACGCTCGTGCAGCTGCTTGAGGGTTAGGGTCGTGCCGTCGTCATCGACGAAACGGTCGATGGACAACTCGCCTTTGTTGAACAGTTCGTAGCGAGCAGGGCCAAGCACGTCCTTCTGGAACGCTGCGGGCTGCCGTGCAAGCCATTCGGCGTAACTGGTCTTGCTGTTAACCTGCTCGGCACCATCAGGGCCGATAGAAGGCCTGGTTGAGCCGGGGATCTCCCTGGCGAACTCGTCTTTCAGCACCGGGATGACCGTGGTGCGGCACCGCCAGTGATACGGCGGCTTCGGCCCATCCAGCGGAATGATCGTCTGATCGATGCTCATGCAGAACAGCGTGGTGCGGCTGTCCAGGGTGGCGATCCGGCGCATCCCCTTGAGGATGTCGTCGTTGTCCTTGAGCACCTCGACGCGCGCCGTTGTGGCGATGTGGTTGGTCATGGTGTTGACCAGGGCCTGTGCCTGATCGCGCTGCTGGACGCCAAGTGACGTCAACCGGCGAGTGATCTGCCCGGAAGTCTCGCCCAGCGCCGACCCCACGCGAATCTCACTGATGATCTCAGCGCTCTTCTTGGTGCCGTACTGGTCGAGCGCGCCATTGATGCTGATGCGCTGGCGGCCTTTGCCGACCTCCAGGTCGAGCGGATCTGCCAGAGCTGCAGCAGCCACCTGCTCGATGCTCGGCCTGTCCAGTTGGACGACCGTCTTCACGACCTTGCCCAGCAGGGTCATGTTGAATTCAGCCTCGTAGCCGCCGAATTCGGTCAGGTCTAGCACGGCTTGCTGCTTCATCTCGCCGTAGACGCCCGCCAGCTCGCCCTGTAGCTCTTGGATCTGCTTCTCGTACCTCTGGGTGCCGTAGCGGCTCAATCCTTCTGATACGCGCGATTTGGCGGTGCTGATGGCCTTGGTGATGAACTTGGCCAGCCGCTTGAGGCTTCCCCCGGCATAGCGCTGCACGTGCACCTGGTGGCGAGTCGCTACGTCGGACAGGTAGCCGTCACTGCTCATCCTCACCGCCTCCGGTGTCGTTGCCGGTCACCGGCGGCTGCTGGGCGATCTCTTCGTCGATCTTCTCGTCGCTGCGGTCTGCCTCGAGCACACCGCCCTGGCGCAGGTTGGTGCGCAAATCGGACTTAGCGATCAGGCCCTGCTGCCACAGCTGTACCTGAGCCAGGATATCCTGGGCGGTCATGGTCTCGTCGAAGAACGATTGGTTGAGCCAGAAGACGGTACCGGCTTCGTCCGGGTCGCCCATCATGAATCGCTCAGCGTCCAGAATCGCCCGTTTCAGGGCCTCGGACACGTTGCCGGCGATGGTGCCCAGCACGCTATTGTCCGAGCTATAGCGGATGCGCACCGCCTCAGCCGTCTCTGCACCACCCGCTTTCTGCACGATGCGCGCGCCGATCATCAGCATCTGCTCTTCCTTGTCCTTCATCAGCGTACGGGCCAGTTGGCTCTCGGTTGCCTGGACAAGCTTTGCGTCACCGGACTTGCCGAGGTTGTAGCCCCGGGTCGACCCGATGTGCATGCCGTTCGGGTTCACCTTGGCGAACTCGTCGGCGCTGATATCTGTGGTGATGAACAGCGTGGGCTGGCTGCTGATGAACCCGCTCTCTTCTACGGTGGCGCTGTTGCCGTAATGCAGGATGTTCACGTCAGCCAGGTCTTCAAGTGGCGACTTGTCGACACTGGCGTCGTTGTTCTGCGAGCCGTAGAAACTGAACAGGATGTGATCGAAGGGGCGCCCGTTCTTGTCGAGCGGCGCGACCTCTGTGTAGCTGTTGCCGTCTTCGGCGTAGACGCGCTGCATATAGCGGCCGTCGACCAGCAGCAAGACGCGGTATTGGGTGCTAGTTGTGCGCTCCAAGATGTCCGGACTGAACGTGGACACGCATTCCAGCAGGCAGACATAGACCAGTCGCTTCACGCCATCGACCACCTGCTCATCCCAGTCGATGATCGACTCGGCGCCATAGTGATGGATCAGCGCGCTGCGGCCCTGCATGTCGGCCATAGAGGACACACCCTCAACTGCCGGGAAGTCCACGAGGAACCCGCCCCGACCGGCGTCCAGGCATTCACCTACGGCATCCTTGGAAAGTTGCTCCAGGCTCGTGCCGTCGCCGCTGGCGTTTTCTTTGAGGTACTCGACCCCGGCGGGCAGTTCCAATTCTGCAGTCTTGCGGAACACCGCCCCCAGCAGCCCGGTACGCGTGCGCCCGGTGATGTTTAGGAACATCGCCCGCTTCTTGTACTGCTTGTACCGCGCCTGGTTCTCGGGAGACTTGTTCTCCGGGTCCGGCATCGGCAGGTAGATATCGTGCTTGCGCACCTCTCGGGCGCCCGCCACGCAGCGCTTGACCAGCTGCCAGCCGGGCAAGGCCTCCGAGTACTCTGCCCGGGGGAGGAAATTAGGCATGGATGGCCTCAGAAAGTGAACGAGATTGGAACGTGCTTGACTACGGAGCGCTTGGTCTTGGCCACGGCGAAGTAGCGGAAGGCGTCGGCCGGGTGTGATGACCAGTCGTGCAGGGGTTTGTCTTTCCAGCACCCGCGCTTGTCGTCCCACTCCTTGCGGTAGCTCTCAAGGGCGGTAATGCCCTCCTCGCACTTGGATTCGTCGAAAGCGCAGTTCGGGAGGATCTCACGCGCCTGCTCAATGCCCTCGTCCACTCCAAGTTTTGGCACCACCTGGAAGGTCATCCGATACACCTGGCCGTCGATCTCGTAGCCCTCTCGCGCGAGTTCGCGGCGAGTCTTGCCGTCGCTACCAAATTCCCGGTTGTCGATGTCGTGAGGCCCCCAGTGCTCGCCATACTCGTAGCCGCGATCCTTGAGCACCTTCATGTAGTGCCGCAGGCCCTCGCCGCTGTTCTGGTAGAAATCGACAACGTGGTATTCCTCGCCGACGATCCGGACGAACCAGATGGCCGTTGAGTCGCCCACGCCAATGTCCCAGAACGTGTGCACCGGTAGGTGGCTGTTGTCTGGAAGCTTGCCGATGCGCTGGGCAGCGTAGAGCTTGGTGAACTGCTTGGCGTAGTAGGCGCCCTCGATCGTCTGCTGGAATGCCTCGGCCGGGATCGACGGGTACTCGCGCTTCATGTCGTCGCCGAGGGTCTTTTCCTTGGCGCTGTACCAGGCGCGCTGGCCTGGGTTGGTGACGATGCCGTGCTTGGCGGTGAGGTCGTCGAAATACTTGGTCAGCCGATCTGGAATGACTACATCTGTCGGGTCCAGCCAGTACAGCGGGTTGCGCCACCAGCTGAAGAAGAAGAACTTCCAGTCCAGCAGGCCAAGGGGCACGCCGGCCAGCTGCTGCTTCTCGGCAGACTGGCTGTAGTCGAAGAAGTACCCGGCCCGGCCTTCTGCTGTCGATTCGATGGTGACGAAGCACTCAGCGGCCACGGCCTCGAACGCACCGGTGACGATCTCACGCGCCTTGTGCGGGAACTTGGCGCAGATTTTCCCGAACTCGGAAACGTGCAGGTAACGCAGCGTGCCGCCCCGGAAGGAGGTGGACACGTACAGCGACCCGCCCTTGCTGAACACCAGCTCCCCCGCGGCGTCGTTGCGTGCCGGGTTGGCCGCCTTGATCTCCTTGGGCAGGTGATCGTAGGCGTACTTCACTTTCTCCCGGAACAGGCGCTTGGCGTCGTTCAGGGTATGGGCGATCAGTGCGCACTTGGCCGCTTCAAACAGCGCGGCATCCAACTGGACGATGCAGACCAGTGTGGTGAAGCCCAACTGCCGCGCCTTGAGGATGATGTTGCGGGTGTGCATCCCCTGGAAGTAATCGATCTGCTCCTGCGTCATGCGGAAGCGGACCTTCTTGCCCTGCTTGTCCGTGATGAAATACAGGTTGTTCAGCCGCCAGAACCGGTCCCGGAGCAGTTTCATGTGCTCGGGCTTCATGGTCAGGCATCCTTCGATAGTTCATCCATCAGCTGCGACAGCTCGTCGGCGTCTTTCGACTACTCCTTGTCGTCCAGGCCGAATGCGGTACGCTCAAGCACCTGCAGGTTCTTCATCGCCGAGGACAGCTGGAAAAGGGTTTTGGCATTACTTGGCAAGGCCACAGCCGCGAGCATAGAGCTACGGCGGAAGCCGCCTTCATCATCGGCAGTCTCGCGCTCAATCTCGTCCTCGATGTCCTCGCGGCGCTTGATGGTGGTGAGCAAATCATCCATCAGCAGGTTTGCAAGGTTCGCGGCTTTGCGAATGTCACGGCGGTGGCTGCGAACAACCGTCGCGCCCTCTTCTGCCGCCTCTTCGATGATCTCGGCGTCCCGCTCAGGGTTCGCGCATTGGTCTTCGCGAACCTCGCCGCGAACCAGCTTGTTGCGAACCTCTTTGCGGACCTGTTCGGAAAGATCCCGCTCCCAGCCTAAGGCCTTGGCCTTCTTCCGGATTGCGGTGTCGCTCACCCCGTTGCGGTCAGCGATGGTGCGGATGGAAAGCGCGCCGGCCCGGAAGGCTCGTTCGATCGCCTCCCAGTCGGGTTGCTTTGCTGTCATATCGGCACCAAATGAAGGCCCCGATAGAATCGGGGCCAGGTTATTTCCCTTACCTCTTAAGCCAGGGTCAACACTGCCACGTCAAATACCTTCTCTTTCGGCTCGCTTTTTTCAAACCAAATACAGTGTGCGCCATTCTCTGGCCCGGTCCCCCATTCCCCGGCGTAGTTACCAACGTTTTCGACGGTCATTTTCGGGCCGCCACTTTTCAGCTGAACTACGGCACCTTTTACAATTTCAGACATGTCACAGCTCCGCTTGTGTACTGGAAATAAACACATGGGGAGCTAATGCCATCATTTCAATGGCACGGATTCATCTGACCACCATCTTGTGCGTTTCAGCGTGCGCGTGACCATGCAGCAGGTCCACGAGCAAGCCCTGGGGAAGCCCGGCATCCTTGGCAGCATCAATCGCTTTCACCAAGGTGGCATCGAACTCTGCCACCGCAAGCACGATTTCCGTGCTCACTGGCAGTTCATGGCGAATACGAATGATGTTGCTCATGACTTCTCCTAGAAGAACGCCACTAACAACCGAAGATTGAAGGGCGGAAGATCAAAGGTTCTATAACCATTCATCCAGTGCGCGAAGGCGATGAAGCGCATGTTTGTATCGGCAAAAGAGGGCATACCCAGAGCGAGCAGTTCCCGCTGCGCTTTCTGCGTAAATTCCGTCGCAGTCAGCTTTGACATATTGTTTCCACAGCGCCTGGGAATCTTTGAGCAGGGACGGTACCGTCTCATAGGTCGCAAAGCTGTCAGGATGCTCAGCCATGTGCTGGGCTGTTACCATTTTTTCCTGATACTTCTCTTCGACCCTCTCGTTACTCGCGCGCACCATCGATAACAGACACAGGTCACTATCCTTCGTCGTGCGAGTGTTCGGATTCTTCAGGCACTGTTGCCACTCAGCCTCCACCTTTGCAGCAAACTGACGGACTGCCTCATCAAGACCCTCTTCTCGTCCCACATCAGCATGAGCCACGCCCGTCGCCAGCAAGGCCGCAACGCAAACTGCCTTGAACACACTTTCCATGCATCTCGTTCCTTGAGGTTATTAGTAGCCGACTGCATCGTGCCGGAGATGCACGCTACGCACAATCATCACATGCGGAATTTAGGTCGATGCGCCACGAAACGGTGCACCTCGATTTTGTGGCGCGGATTACTGACCTTCGGTGCGCCGTGGCAGCTTGAAGTCAGAGAAGCGATCAGCCAGATCAGCAATCTTCTTGACTCCGATGAAACCTATCCCGCCGCCAAGCCCGGCGGCGAAGTTCTGCGGAAGACCGAAGTACTCCAGCAGTGGGAATGCACCCGCTGTCAGCAATGTGCAGAGGCAGGCCTCCAGTACCGCCTGACGCCTGGTCCCGCCGCCGTAGATGATCCGCAGCAGGGCCATCACGAACGAAAGCGCTCCCGCGTAAAGCAGAGGGGCGTGCTGGCTCAGCCAGGCGAGCAGCATTGCCCAGGTGTCTGGTTTATCTGGCATGTTGGACATCCGAATGCCCCTCCCTTTCGGGAAGTGAGTTTGATACGGCCCCTACAACACTCCCAGGTCGGAGCAATGGATGTGGCGGAGCCGAAAAGAGAAAGCCAAGGAATTCTTCAAGGCTCTTTTTTACCACGAAAACGTTGTATAATGGACTCATCCAACAACGAGGCGAGGTGATGAAGTTCAGCGAGTTCAGACGATGGTTGAAGGCCCAAGGGGTGGCCTTCGAAGCAGGCAAGGAAGCCACTTCAAAGTCACCGCCCCAAACGGCAAAGGCAATCTTCGCGGATCACGGTTGCAAGGAAATGCCAGAACCGACCCGCAAGGCGTTCATTAAACAACTAGGGCTCAAAGAGCCCCTTCGCCACACCTGAATGCTGGGCGGTCACCTCTGAAGAATGGCTATGTACAACTATGCAATCCGCTTTGAGCGCGACGACACACCTGGGCTAGCAGTGTTTTGTCGCGACCTGCCGCAGTTTCACAGCTACGGCGATAACGAGCAACACGCGCTAAGCGAAGCGGTGGATGGTATCGAGACGACCCTGTCGATATATGTCGATGAGCGTCGCTCGATCCCCGCTGCGTCCGAACCTGAGACTGGCGAGTTGGTTGTCCACTTGCCTGCGGTGACCGTGGCGAAGATCGTGCTGTGGAACGAAATGATGGCCCGCGATATGCGCAAGGCCGATCTGTGCCGCCTGCTTGGCTTGGCGCAGACCCAAGGAGATCGTCTTGTCGACTTCCGGCACACTTCGAAGATGGAGGCAATGGAGACGGCGCTAGCCGCGCTCGGCAAACAACTGGTGGTGTCTGTCGAGTCGACTTGACCTGGACCGAGATCCGCCGGGTCCACTGCTAACTCTAGTTTAGGAAGGCTGCTGAGATGGCAGCCTTTGGGTCATCTGACTGACTCAGCAGCCAAATAATTGGAGGTTCAGAAATCCCCAGTGCCTGCCGCATTCAGGAATAGATCGCGAACAGCATCATTCCGGCTCTCATCAGGAATGTTTCGATGTGACTCGGTAGCCGCCGTCGCCCAATCTTGGTTGCGAACGGCTTCCATGAATCGTGGAAATCTAGTTGAGAGCCTGGTAGCACCTACGTTGTAAATCATGTCTTGCAGAGCAACACGTGCCGCGCCTGGGTATTGACCAATTGCAGGGAATAGGTTGTTCAACTCACTAAAATTGGTGCTAATGATAGCTCCAAGCCTTGAATCGATATAATCGCTAGCCAGATGCAAGTCTGTGTGACTCTGATACCAACCCGCAACGTAATTGGTAGGTAGCGCATGGATAGTTTGCCATTCGGCCCGTTTTTGCTCAACAGAGGCTGGACTATTATTGGAAGTTAGAAAAGGATATTCGACAGCCGCAGCTTCATTGGGAAGCATGAAGCCAATTCCAACGGTGACATAGCCATTTGTATCAAGATACATGTGATCGGTAATTCCTTCATGCTCTCTCATGGCAGCATCAATGGCATTGAGTTCGCGCGTGGTGAAATCTGCAGCTTTGTCCTCCTCAGGGAAGTCCACCTTCGCGGTCGCATTTACATGACCGGATCCATCCGCCGCAAGGGAAGCAGCCACCTTAACTTTTACCGTGTGTACGCCGGTATGCTGGAAAGTTGCCAAATATGGGCTGCCGAGGCGGTTCGGCATGCTAATGGAAAAATCACTACCGACGTAAACCCCAGACTCGGCGGTGTCCACCCAGTTGCCATTTACATCCCGGTGTTTGAGGTAATAGGACTTAGTGAAGATAGGCTCTCCCTTACTCAGGGCTACAACACTCACAGAAGCATTATGAAGTGCTGGATTTTGAGCATCAGGTAGATCGAAAACCATGAAGGAGATCGAAAGATCGGAATCAATTTGAATAGAGGTAGAGGCAATACCTTTTCCGGCGCCGCCCGTACCCATTACCATGCTGGGCTGACTCTCTTCCCCAAAAGCGTTGAAGGTTAGATTCTGATAGTCGGCGCCAAACTCAGAGACTGCAGCCCCTCCCGTAAAGGAAAATTCAGCACCACAGAAATTTTCATCTTCATTTTTCAGAGGGATCATAGTAAAAGCCATAGCTCATTTCCTTTTGCGATTATTAAGAAAGGCGATCAATGTCGCTCTCTTGTCGCACCTAGGCGATAAGTTCGAAGCTCTGGGCTTTCTGGGTTAATCTCATTCTGGCGCGATCACGCCCGTGAAGCTTTCTGATCGGCAACGGCGAGCGATACTTCTCGGTCGGCTGCCGTCACCTGATTCAACGTCCCGCAACGGGAGCATTTGATCTGGAGCTGGGTAACCCCCACCGCACGGGCGAGGAGTCGGTTGCATTTCCCGCAACGAATGTCTCTAAGCATCTGCAAAGCCTTGTGATTTTCTGCTAGGCTCCGCCCCGCTCGCGCGAGCAGTGGGGGCCTTGGCTGGCTTGCAGGTACAGTCTGCGATCTGGCGTCTCCCTTGGGTGTTACAGCACCTTCTGGAGTCGCCCTCTCTTTTTTCTCGCCGCACAAATGACAAAGCCCCGACTAGTTCGGGGCTTTTGCTTTTCTGCGGGCACAAAAAAACCGGCGCTTGGGCCGGTTTCTAGACGAGCTTGCCAAAGGCAAAACTCTAACAATGGACAAATAGTGCCATCACGCGTGCGGGAACGCAATAGGCCCTCAAGCGGCCTTTTTCATTTCGTAGATTGCGGCTGCTACCGGTGAGAGTGCACGCTTATCCAGGTCCTCACAGACCTCGAAGCAAATCTGCACGAATGGCTCCCAGTCCCTAGCCCAGGCGCACGAGGGAAGCGTCACGCCGTAGACGTCATCGATCCAGCGCTTGAACCACTCCGGGCTTTCGAACGGGTCTTGCGCCGATGACTGCCCACCCTGGTGCATACGGCGGTACCGGAACATGACACCCTTGGCCACATACTCACAGCGCTCACGCTTGGCCGCGGTCATACGGCCCGACCTGGCCATTGCCAGCGAGAACACGCACTCCTCGGCCACCTCGCGCTCGTTGTCGCCGCTCTGCGGGGCGTACATGAAGTTGCCGAAGGCGCGTAGACTGCCGGGCAGCTTGAAGATTGCCGCCTGCACACCACCGGCCAACGCCTGGTGCACGGCATGGCTCGCCTTCCGCTGCTTGTCTGTGGTCTGGACCATAGTGCCCAACAGGCCCAGCTGTTCGATGAATGCGCCCTGGCTGTCCCACGCCGTGTAGAGGCAGTCGTGCCACGCTTGGCGTGCGCTGTTCAGTTGCATGGGCCGTTCTCCTTCTTGCGGCGACTTTCGATGCCCTTGGCGCGCACTACGCACCAGGTGGAAGCGATGGTCATGGCCAGCAACAGCGCGCCGGCGGTATCTGCGATAGTCCAGTTCATGCTGCTGGCCTCCTCAGGTCTTTGAGCTTCTGCCTGTACAGGGCCTTGATGGCCTGCAGGTCTTCGATGGTCAGGCGCTGGGGCTTATGAGGCCCTTCGAGCCATTCAACCTGGTCGGCGCCGATGCGCTTCACCAACCGGATGCGGTACTCGATGGCGTTGCCCGACAGGTTCCGGTTGCACTTCACGCACTGGCGGTGGACGTTGAGCGGTTCAAACCGCAATTCAGGGCATGCACCCACCGACCGGTAATGCCCGGCGTCCCAGCGGCTGCCGGTGATGAGGTCATGGTCGCTTGGGTTCGAATCGCAACTGATGCACGGCAAGCCGGCGTCGCGCTCGCGGATGTAGGCATTGAACGCCGTCTGCGCTTCGGCCATGTGCTCGCGGCGGGTCTTCAGCTTCTCCCGGCGCTCCTGCAGGTCCTGGCGGGCCTGCTTGGTGATAGCCTTGGCCGCAACCTTCTGTAGCTTCGGATCTTTGGCCATGGCCTTGGCACAGGCGATGCTGCACACCTTCTGCGTGGTCATGGTCGGCTTGAAGTGCTTGCCGCAGCCTGGCGCCTTGCACTTCTTTGGTTTCGGTGTTTTCAGAGCGGTCATTGGTACACGCTCCCCCGCTGGCCTGGCTCATTACTTCCGGTGCACGCCAGATCATGATCACTCGCGTGGGGGCAGCGCTTGCAGCCGGACACCTGGCAGAGAATCATTTTTGTCGATGAGAGCCGCACCCATCCGAACGGGCCTTCCATACCAAGGCGGTGTTCTTCAATGCAGCGATGGCATTCGCATTGATGGCTCATATCTCGTCACCCCACTTGTAGAACACGCCCCCCATGGCCAGCGCAGTCCCGAAGATCATCCAGAAGGCTGGCGTGTTCATGAAAATACCCACCACCGCCAGCTGTGCTGCGAGTGCGCCCCCGAGCAACGCAGTCACCGCTCCATAACCAGGCTTCATGCCGCCTCCTCACTCAGCAGGTCACCAAAGAACCCCCCTGCGGCGCGAACTCGGCCACGATGCGGTCGGTGTATTCGCAGCCTTGGGCCCGGTCGAACAACCGGGTGACCGGGAACCCATCTGGCCCGAACATGGCGCACGGGCCCATCAGGCGCAGCTTCACGTCGTAATCCAGGTGGATGAACGACTCAGCCCAGCCGGTGCGGAACTCGGTGCAGCCGGCGCGCATGATCGGCACGCCCAGGTGCAGCTTGCAGTAACGACGCACGTCCTCGATGTCGCCCATCTCAGTGCTCTTGGCGATCCGCTCGTACATGGCGAACCACAGAGCGTTCTGGTCCAGGGTCCGATCCTTGCCCGGGCGCATGCTGACCACGACGAACTTCTTGTCGCGGAACATGCGGGTGAGCATGGTCACGGCCTCGGAGAGCTTGGCCTGGCTGTTGACGCTGATCTTTTCAGCCATGAGCACTGCCCTCCAGACGGTCCATCGACTTGATGAGCGCGCGATCATGCTCAACCAGGCCCCGTGCCTTCGAATAGAGCGCGTGAGCGCGCAGCCCTGTGTATGGGCTTCTGGAGTAAAAGTCCCAGCTCAGGTACCAGCCGCCGAGGACAGACAGAGCATTGTTCACCTGCATGCGGAACAGGAGATCTCTTTGGAGTTGGCTCATACGCCCTCCCCGGCCGGCTGCCCGGCGCGCTTGATGTTCAACTTGGCCAGCAGGTGGGCGCGGCACGCGGCTGCACCACTGGGAATTTGCTGGACTTCGAGCAGGCGGGCCTGCTTCTGGCTGGCGTACTCGTCGGCCAGTTCTGCAGCGCTCTTCTGGCTGTCGTGACCGATGCCCGTGGCGATCTTGCCGTCCAGTGACTGGCCTTCCTTTGCCCGGCGCAGCACGATCTCGTAGGCCCGGTCGAAGCGCGCCTGCAGGCCCTTGTCGTTCTGCTGTGCGGCGCGCAGGTCGAACAACCCGGTGGCCACGGCGGCGATCTTCACCCCCTCGTGGCTGTAGACGCCCAGCAGGGCCTCGACCCAGGCAGCGGCCGGCACCGGCATGCCGAAGTCCTCAGGCGTCGGCTGGCACATGGCGATGAACTCGCCAACGCTCGGCGCGAAGGGCTTCTTGAGCTTGCGGCACTTCTCGATGCCGAACTCGATCTGCTCGATGGTGCGGATGCCCTCGGCGGCGAACTCCTTGATCCACTCCTCCTTGGCAGCCGCCAGAGCCTCGGTGGATGGCCAGGCTTGGCGCCAGGCAGGGAAGATGCCGCGCAGACGGCGGAACAGGCCATTGACCACCTCGGCCGTCTCCAGCGAGACAACAACCGGGCCGCCGTGCAGCTCTGGCGGTAGGTTCTGCATCGCCGCCATCAGTTGGTTTGCTGATTTCATGTGCGCACCATCAGCCCTTCGGCCCAGGATGAGTCGTTGAAGTCGGGTTCGTTGTTCTGGCGGCGCTGGCCCTGCTGGACACCCGGCAGCACCTTCTCCGGGAACAGGCCAGTCCAGCCGTTGCTGATCGACTGGTTGATCACGGCGTCAGGCGCGTGGTGGCCTGCCAGGATCTTGGCCTGCTTCGCGCAGGTGGTGGCGGTCAGCGGCTTGCGGATCTCTTTGCGGTGCTGGCACCAGTCGGCCCAAGTCTGCTCGCTCACGTTGGTGGGTTTGCAGGTCATCGGGTCAAACTTCGCAGCCTTCTTCTTCGCCGAGGGAGCGTCAGCGACCGTCTGCTCTACTGGTTCATTGACTGATTCAAAAGAGTGACTGGTTCTGGTGCTTTCTGGGCCTACACCCCCTGTAGGCTGTGGGCCTACACCTGTGCTTTCTGGGCCTACAGGGGTGCTGTTTTGGCCTACAGGGTTGCGCAGGGTCAGATAGTACAAGTTGGTGGAGTTTCCCTTCGGCCCTTCGCGGTTCTCGATGCGCAGCAGCCCTTGAGATTCCAAGTGCTTGATATGCTTGCGAACGGTGCTGCGGTCGATCTCGCACTGATCGGCAATGTGCTGGTACGACGGCCAGCATTCGCCCTGATCACTGGCATTGTCGGCCAGCTTGATGAGCACGAGCTTGCGCAGCGGATTGCCGACCTTGGTCTTCATGGCCTTGACCATCAGTTCCATGCTCATGGCGAAACCTTTGGCAGAACCTTGCGACGCCCCTCTGAGTCAATTGCGCTCACAACTCCGTCAGCAACCAGTCGATCCATAAGCCGGCACGCAGCCCCATAGGCGATCTTGAAATGCCGCTGGAGGGCGGAGATCGAGGCGCGCCCCGATTCGCGGACGAATGCTTCGGCCAGCAGTGCCTGGCCACGCTCCTCGTCGTCGATACGCTGCATTAGCGCCGCGACTTCCGGGCTGATTGCGGAGTCCTGCGCAGCCTCGCGGGAGGCCTGCCAGGCCCAGGCGGCAGCCTTGAGCATTGCGGCGGCATCATCGTTGGCCGTGGCCGTCATCTCGCCGAAGCCGAATTCAGCTCGGAAGGCGGCCAGGAACTCGGATTTCATGCCGTCTGGCATGTCGTGAAGGCTCATGCTGCACCCCGCACTGCCTTGTCGTGGGAGTGCAGTCCGTCCCAGTTCTTCTTCATGGGCAGCTCGCCGGCCAGGTACAGCTCGTACAGGCGCACGGCGCCCTTGCGCAGCAGCACGGGGGTGAAGGCGACAAAGGCCTCTTTGCCGTGCGGGCTGACCGTCTGCTGATGCTCGGTCATGTATTTGTCGCGGGCGTATTTGCCGACGCGATAGCGAGTGCCGCTGCTGCCCTCGGTGTAGAGCCAGTTCTTGGCCTTGAGGAAGGCGTTCACCTGCATGACGTTGACCCCATTGAGGCCCTTGCAGAACTGGGTCGGACTCATGCCCTCCTTGAACAGGTTCTCTAGGTGGTCGATCTTCTTGGCCTGGGCCTCGACCTGGACGGTGAGCAGGACGCGGGCTTTCTCCGACTCCAGGGCCATCTGGAGGATTTCCAGCTTGCTCAGGTCGGCGGGTGCCGCCGGCGTGGCCTGGGCTTCGAGTTCACGCCAGCGTTTAATGACAGCCATGCGCATAGCGGCGCTGTAGCCGGTAAGCAGGCAGTCGGTGTGCTCACGGTCCAGGCAGTACTCGCGCCGAGCCCGGTTTTGCGAGTCGAAATAGATCTGTCCAAACTTGGACGCATCTTCTTTCAGATCGCCAAGCATCTTCTCGATGTCGCGCTTGACGTGCTGATGCTGCTTTCCAGTTAGTTCGGCGATTTCGCGCGACGACATCGTGCGCGCCACGAAATCGTGGTTCGCATTTTGTGGCGCGGGCCGGTTGAGGGCCTGTACACTTTGGGTCTGCATATGCATAATTCCCTTCAGAGTTTTGTGTTGCAGAAAGCCGGGCCGCTATCCCGGCTTTTTTGTGCCCGTAATTCGGGCTTATCAGGGCCTGTTCAGGCCTTTCGATGAAACGGGGTCACGACTCCTCGCGGGTTGCGAGGTTTGGTTCGGTTGGCCAGTTCTCGACGGATCAGCTCAGCTGCCAGCGCCTCAGGGCTTACGCCCCTTCTCATCGCCTCTTTCTCCAGCTGCTCCATCTGCCCCTGGTCCAATCCGATTTCTTCAATCGGCATGGGGCCTCCTAAGGGCCTTCAGGCCACGTGCTGATCGCCGGTATTCTCCGAAGCCAAGGCGGCCAGCTGAGCCTCAAGCAGCTCACGGCAAAGCACAGCGCGCTGAGTGCGATGAAACTTTGCCAGCGCTTGGATCAGTTCAAAGGTGTCCTCATCGACCCGGACCTTGATCTCGCGGTCATGCAGGTGATTGCGGTTGGCGTACATGCGGGAGTAGCTCCTTGCAGTTGGAATTGGTTAGGCGGCGACTTGTGCCGGTGGGAACGCATCATCAAGGGCGCAATTGGCACCCAGGACGTTCAGCGCTTCTACGATCTGGCGCGCCTCTTGAAGGCCCGGATTCCTGAGGCCTGATTCGTAATTCGCCAGGCGGGACTGATTCCAGCCGAGCTGACGGCGCAGCGCTGCCTGGGTAACGCCAGCCCTTTCGCGGATCGTTCGGACTTGGTTCATACGGTCTTCCTCCATTGATGACCGAAGGATAAACACGCATCGTGTTAATTGCAATCACAATAAGTGAAAGCCGGGTATTTCGTTTCGTGATGAAATTCCGCGCATGAACGAATCATTGAGCCAGCGCATCAAGCGCTTGAGAAAAGCGACGGGAATGTCCCAGGCCCAACTGGCAGAGGCCTGTGGCTGGAAATCGCAGTCTCGGGTCGGGAATTACGAGGCAGGCACGAGGGAGCCGACCTTGGCGGACATCGCGGCCATGGCATCGGCCTTGGGCGTCGACCAGTCCGAGCTACTGCTTAGTCAGCCTGTCGTCGAGGCTCCTACCACAACAGTTCGAAGCACGACCGACTTGGTTAAGCTGATGCTTGCCAAAAGTGGTAAGGGCATACCGGAAGAAGCCCGGCAGCGCTTGATAGCCGCGGCTGAGGATTATTCCTTGTCTGGGGTCATGTCTGATGACATGCAGCGCCCTGGCCTGGTCGGAGATGAAGTCCGGATCGCTCACTACGATATCCGCGCTGCAATGGGTGGCGGCCAGCTGCCGCACGACTACCCGGAAATGCTCAAGGACATTCGCGTCAGCCCCAGTCACCTGCGGGAAATCGGCGTCGAGTTCGAAGAGCACTACCACCTGAAGGTGGTCACCGGATGGGGTCAGTCGATGGAGCCCACCATCAAGCACCGGGACCCGCTGATCGTGAATATCAACGTCCGCGACTTCGTGGGCGATGGGGTGTACCTCTTCGTCTGGGATGACCTGCTCTACATCAAGCGCCTGCAGGTGGCTGATGAGGAGCACTACGAGATGATATCGGACAACCCGCGGCACAAGGATCGTCTGATCCGGCGGGATATGACCTACATCCAGGCCCGCGTACTACTGGTATGGAACGCCCATCTGGTGTGATCCTACGGGGAAGGCTTGCAGATTATTTCAGCTGCCAAAAAATGGACGGTCATGCGGCAAATACCCTTGGCCTAGACTAGGAATAGAGGATTTACGATGGTTCAGATTGGCTTGCCAGTAATACCGCACGTAATGGAGGGAAACCTTATCCATCAACGCGCGGTAGATGGATATATCAGTGCGACCGCCATGTGTAACGCTGCCGGTAAGCAATTTGGCCACTACAACTCCTCGCGACCAAATGTCGAGTTCCTGCAGGCGTTGTCAGCATCTCTGAATATCCCGCAAGCGGTTCTTGTGCAATCGATCCGCGGGGGAAATTACCAGGGAACGTGGGTTCATCCTCAGGTAGCGATCCATTTAGCTCAATGGTTGTCGGCTGGATTCGCCGTCCAAGTGACCGCATGGGTTGCCGAATGGATGTCTGGTGGCGTGAACCCTGCTACCGCCGGTCGTACCCCGGTGCACGTCCAGCGCTACATTGCAAACCGTTCGAAGATCCCGCACACGCATTTTTCGATGCTGAACGAAATAACCCTAGCGCTGATCGCTCCGCTCGAGGCGGAGGGCTACGTTCTGCCGGAGTCTTTGATCCCTGACATTTCTAGTGGCCGGATGTTTTCTGGCTGGCTTCGGAAAGAGAAGGGTATCAGCCCAGAGACCTTTCCAAGCTACCCACATCAATACCTAGATGGCAGGATTGTTCAGGCGAGACTTTACCCTAACGAGCTTCTTGCTGACTTCCGATCCTATTTCTACGGCACGTGGATGCCAAAGCGATGCATGGATTATTTCAAGGAAAGGGACCAGGTAGCCCTGAAATACCTCCCAGCTCTTCTCGAAAAATTCTGAGTACCGATATCGCCATACCGATATCGGTCAATCGCTCGGCCTGAAAGCCCGCCTTGTGCGGGCTTTTTCATGCTCGTCAAAAAGGCGCCTCCTCCCCTATCCTCTCCGCCTCCCATTCTTTCTCCACGACCAGGTCGTCTCGATCTTCGGCGCTCTGCGCTTCCCACCTGACCGTCACGCTCTCGTCGTCGTTGAATGTAAGGTCCAGCTCCGGCGTTTCCGCCAGCAGCCCCATCACCTCCTCCCATTCCATGTCTCCGTCTGTTTCCAGGCGATGGATCGTCACCCAGCGCTGCGACTGCGCGATCGGGTGATTGATCATCGACGAGACCCGCAAGCCCAGCCGCTCAAGGGCGGTCATCTCTTGGCGAGGTTGCGGGGTCGACTTCTTCTGCTTGGCCATACCTTCCTCTGTTAACTGTACATCCATCCAGTACTGAGCGAAGCATACATCACGCCTCGTGAAAGGTGAACACGCTTCGCTTTGAAGAATCTCAACACGGTCCTGAAAAAATAAATCACATATCGTGTTGACACATAAAACACAATGCGTGATATTTGCCTCAACACGCAGTCACTCACCAGGGACTGCGGAGGCCCTCAAGCCTCACCGCTCTTTCACATCGATGGGAACCTCGCGGATCGATCCCGGCAACGGTACAGCGCGAGCAATAAATTCGATCCCCATGCCAGCTCTGGAACTGGCCAGCTCGAAGCCATGCGGCGCGCTCCCTCACTGAAAGCGTCAAGCGGGCCAAGGGTTGCGCTGCAACCGCTCCCTGCCGGGATGCCCTCAGAACGGGCGTCGGTGCCTGGCACAGTGCGAGCAGCGAGGAAACACAGATTTCACTGGCTGGCCTTGGCGACAGGGCCAGACGGGAAATCGATTGCTCACGCGGCGTCGCGAAAGCAAGTGAGTCAAAAATATTGAATCCGACAGTTGCCTACTTGGTCAGGATTTATGAACGCAGTAAATCTGACGAGGTAACAGCAATGACTATCGAAGCAGAGACACTCGCTCAACTTACCGAAGCGCTTCAGAAGCGCGGTATGTTCCTAGTTTCAGACGTCGCATTTACCAGAGCGCCGTACCGACATAACCACCGCTGGATCTGCATCGTAGAGTGAAAATTCTTATTGCCGGCGGCTCAGAGTAGGCCTCTACCGCCGGCTCCTCTTCTGATTCATCCCACATTCGGCAAGACCCGGTTTCTTTCCTATCCCCTTCCCAACATTCGACCGCATTGGCAGGCGCCAGGCCACCTTTCACGGTGGGTTTGGTCACCCGCGCCTGGCTCCTGGCCAATGCGGTCACACCGAGGAAATTTCCATGTGCAACTGCGCATCCGAAGTTGAAGCCAAAGCCAAGGAAAAGATCGCCACGCAGCTCCCCGATGGGGCTCAGTCGCTCACTGTTGAGCTTCAGGGCATGGCGATGATCCTAGGCAAAACGCTGGAGACCAAAAACAAGCTCAACCTGCACGTTGAGTACCAGGCGCCCAAACGCGCCGGCGGCTTCAAGACCGTCAAGCAGGACCTGTCGATGATCGGCAGCTACTGCATGTTCTGCGGTGAGAAGTACCCGGAGGCAGCATGAGCGGCTGGGTCAAGTGCAGCGACAGACTGCCGGAGGAGATCAAGGCGGACTATTTGATCGTCTGCGAGTCCGGCGAAGTCGCGCTTTCCGAATACGTTTACGACGACACCGAAGGGTGGGGATTCTGGTACGACCCGTACGCGACTCATTGGATGCCCCTCCCTTCCCCACCCACCGAGTAACCCACCACCTGGAGGCGACCATGGGCGCACTTCGAGCAGCACAGTTTGAGTACGACAACCGGATGCCGCCGGCGGTGAGCGAAGTAGCTGACGCCGAATCCACCTGGATCGACGACGGCATCGCTGAGCTGATGGCGCGCCGCGACGTAGTGTTCCAGCGCCGGATGCGCCCGCAGCAGGGTGTCACCTATGAGCGCTTCACCCAGGCGGTGGATGAGTTCGTTATGGGCCAGCTTGCCCTGAATGGCATCAGCAACTCGGTGCTGGGCCGTCTGGTTCTGGCTGCGCGGTGCAAGGTCGCCAGCGATGCAGCAGCGGCAGCTGAGGAGATCCTGAGCGTGGCCAACCCTGAGTCGGCGCTGGAAGAGATCGCCCGCCAGCTGCTCACCCCCTTCGCCAAAGAAGGAGTGCTGGCCCAGGCCGAGGAGGCGCAATGAGCCCTCACAGCTTGGCAGTCAGCGCCATCGAGGCCGCAATCGAAACGATGCTTCTGCCGGGCTCTGGCCCGGTGGAGGAAGCCAAGGCTGAAACCCTGGTGGTCGCCTACTTCTCCCTCCTCGCCATCGACGCCGAGGAGTTCAAACACTACTGCGAGCGCATCCGGCGTATTGCCGTTCGGCGCAAGGAGGCTGCATGACTACGCCGATCTTCATGTCGATCGTCGACGAGCAGGTGGCAGAGGTCGCCCAGGCGGTGCCAGATGACCGCATCCTTCTGGTGTTCAAGGGCCTGACCATGGAGGACGCCATGAACCAGGCGCGCCTGGCTCATATCGAGAATCCTGCTGCCTGGTCGGGCCGCGCTTACCTTTGCGGCATGTGCACCCTCGCCTATGAGGTCCGCACGTGAGCCGCCAGCAGGCCAGACGCTGGGCGTTCTGGCGCGGCTCCTTCTCCATGCTCTTCGCCTGCACCTTCTTCATGCTTGCCAGCGCCCTGGCCGGCAGCATCACTTCCTGAATCACGTAGCCGAGCACGGCGGCCCTTCGGGATAACCGTACCCCATGCGGGAGCGTAAGCGGCGAGAGCGCGCAACCATCCACCGCAGCCAGGGCCTGGAGCGTACCTCCAATCTGGGTGACCTGGCATTTCCCTATCCCAACTGACGGCGCCGGCCTGGCGCGAGGTGTACCAATGTCCGCACAACAGAAACTGATCAAGATCGAAGAGATCAGCGAGGCGAACGCCTCCGGCCATCTACGTGGCCGGCGGCCTGCAGCAATTCATCGACCTGGTGAAGGGTGAGGTACTGGGCGAAGTGCCTGACCTGAAAACCCGCAAGGGCCGCGAGCGCATCGCCAGCCTTGCCGCCAAAGTCAGCAAGTCGAAGACTGCCGTAGAGAAACCTGGCCGCGACTACCTGCGCCGCCTGAAGGAAATGCCGAAGGTGGTCGAGGCTGAGCTGCGCGAGTTCGTGGCCAAAATGGACGCGCTACGGGACGAGACGCGCCGGCCGCTCACCGAGTGGGAAGCCGCCGAGGATGCTCGGATCGACCGCCACAACGACGCAATCAACCGTATGAAGGACCTGGCCACCGAGCTGGGCACCTTGGATGCCGAGCAGCTGAAGGCGCGCCTCAGCGAGCTCTCCGCGTTCCAGTTGGGCGAAGCGTGGGAGGAATTCGAGGCTGAGGCAGCTCGGACCAAAGAGGCTTCGCTGAATGCAGTGCAGGCCGCCCTGGTCGCCCGCCAGAAGTACGACGCCGAACAGGCCGAACTGGCCCGCCTGCGCCGCGAGGCAGAAGAGCGCGCCGAGCAGGACCGCATCCGAGCGGCACAGGAGGCCGCAGTTGAGGCGGAGCGTCAGCGTGTGGCCCAAGAGCAGCAGGCAGCGCGAGAGGCCGCCGCCCGCCGCGAGCAGGAGCTGCTTGACCAGGCTGCCGCACAAGAGCGCGAAGCCGAGAACCAGCGCCTGCAACTCAAGCTGCAGGCCGAGCAAGCTGAGCGTGCTCGCATTCAGGCCGAGGCCGACCGCGTTGCGGCCGAGCAGCGGATGAAGCAGGAGCGCCAGGACGCCGCACGCCGGGAGGAGGAAGCCGCCGAGCAGGCGCGCCAGGAAGAACGCCGCCGCGCCGATGCAGCAGCAGCCGAAATCCTCAGGCAGCAAGAGGCCCGCGAGCGCGACAAGGCGCACAGGGCCAGCATCAACCGCGCCGCCCTGGAGGCCTTCGTCGCCGGCGGCATGACCGAGGAATGCGCCAAGCAGGCCATCACCCTGATTGCCCAGCGCAAGATCCCCAACATCGCCATCACTTACTGAGGCACAGACCATGACCAGCGCAATCATTGTGCCCGAACAGCGTCGCCAGGCAGTGGCTGCGCCCGCCCCCGTCGACAACAGCATAATGGCGGTGATAAGCCGAGCAGCCGCCGACCCAACCTGCGACATCGAGAAGATGGAGCGGCTCCTGGCCATGCATGAGCGCATGCAGGCCAAGACAGCAGAAGCCGCCTTCAACGCTGGCATGGCGCAGATGCAATGCGAGATCCCGACCGTGTTCGAAGCGGCAGTAAATCTGCACACCGGCAACGCCTACGCCACGCTCGACGACATCACCCGAGTCGTCAAGCCGATCATGCAGCGGCACGGCTTCGCGATCACCTTCAAGGTGGAAAACCAGGACAAGTCGATCAGCGTCACCGGCATCCTGATGCACCGCGACGGCCACCGCGAGCAGACAACCATGACCCTGCCGGCCGACATCGGCAAAGGCCGGAACGATGTTCAAGCCGTCGGCTCGTCCACCACCTACGGCAAGCGCTACGTGATGTGCGCCTTGCTGAACATCACAACCGGCGACGTCAGGGACGACGATGCGCAATCGTCGGATGGCTCAGATACGGCGGAAGTGCGGGCCCAGGCGCTGGGCGACATCCTGGCCCAGGTCGAAGCAGCCGCAACCCCCGACGAGCTCAAGGATGTATGGCAGGCATCCGTAAAGGTCATGCAGGCCAGCGGCGACAAAGCCGGATACGACGCGGTGAAGATCGCCGTGACCAAGCGGAAAACAGTACTGGAGGCCAACCCATGATTATCGTCAATTGCACCCAAGGCTCGCCCGAGTGGCTGCAGGCCCGCGCTGGAGTGATCACCGCCAGCATGTTCAGCACCGCCCGTTCGAAGGTCAATGGGCTGACCGCGCAGCAGCGAACCTACGTCGACGCCATTCTGGCGGGGCACAGTGAAGCCAAGGCGCGGGATCTTGCCGGATACAAGGCCGGGCCGAAGGCGGAGGTTGTTCAGAGGGCGCTGGATGGCGAAAAGGTGGGCGAGCCATCGAATGCCGCCCTCACCTACGCCTTCGAGCTGGCCGTCGAGCGCATCGGGGGCGCCCCGCTCGATGGTGGGTTCGAGACCTGGCAGATGCGCCGCGGCCATGAACTGGAGCCGGAGGCGCGGATGGAGCACGAAATCCAGACAGGCCTGATCGTCACGCAGGTCGGTCTGGTCAAAACAGACGACGGCTCGTTCGGCGCCAGCGCGGACGGCTTCATCGGTGAAGACGGCGGAAGCGAGTACAAGTGCTTCCTGGCCCCGGACAAGCTCCGTGCCTTCCACATCGACAACGACGCCAGCGATGTCATCGACCAGGTACAAGGCTGCATGTGGATCACTGGCCGGAAATGGTGGCACATCGGGATGTACTGCCCCCTCCTCAAGCCCGTAGGTCGCCAGCTCTGGTGGCGTGAGTTCAAGCGCGATGACGACTACATCGAGCAGCTTGAGCAGGACCTGTGGGAGTTCAAGCTGTTGGTAGATGGCTTTGAAAAGCAGCTTAGGAGCAAAGCAGCATGAGGGGCATCAACAAAGTCATCCTGGTCGGCACCTGCGGCCAGGATCCCGAGGTCCGCTACCTGCCCAACGGCAACGCGGTCACGAATCTAAGCCTGGCCACCAGCGAATCGCATGCTGCAGCCGCACGAGCTCTACCGCGCCCAAGGCTTCCCGGCCAGCTACATCATCGACAAGGGCGCCGACGGCAAGCCGTTCACCAAGACTGAACAGGTGCACATGTGCGGCAACAGTGTCAGCCCGCCACCGATGGCCGCCCTGGCCCGGGCCAACGATCCCTGGCGAACAGAATGCCGGGCGGCAAAGGCTGCTTAGTGAAGAAGCAGTTGCCACGGATACGACCAGATCAGGTCGGCCAATCGGCTCAACAGCTCCACAGCAATTTCAGCGACAACGTTTGAAAGCAGTTCGACCATGAAGGTTTTCATTGTGCGTCTCCAAAGGATATCCAGTCCGGAATGGCATGGAGAAACCCTTTAGCGAACTGCTTTCACCTTTTTCACGACGCCGAATAATTTTTTTTTGCCAGGTGCCCCATGCCCACCGAAAACCGAACCTCCGCCCTTCAGATACTCAACAAGGGGAGGAAGCGATGAACCCCTACCAGATAACTGGGCCTGCGCAGATCGGCGTCAGTGGTGGCCGCACCAGCGGGCACATGCTCTGGAAAATCCTTGAGGCCCACGGCGGCAAGCTCCCGGCAGATGTGCACGCCTTCTTCCAAAATACCGGCAAGGAGCGCGAGGAAACGCTGGTCTTCATCGACGCCATGGCCAAGCACTGGGGCGTCAATATCGTTTGGATGGAGTGGTGCCGGGTGTACGGCCAGCCGGAATACGCGCCTTGGTACAAGATCGTCGACTTCGAGACAGCCAGCCGCAACGGCGAGCCCTTCACGATGATGCTGGAGTACTACCAGGCATACCGCAAAGCGGAGAAGAACCTGCCGGCCGTGTTGCCGAACTTCAGCAACAACATGTGCACCGCCTACCTCAAGGTGAAGATCGGCGAGAAGCACATGCGCGCCCTGGGCTACGACGAATGGGACTGCATCGTCGGCATCCGCTACGATGAGCCGCGGCGCTACAGCCGCATGATGACGGCCAACGAGCGCGGCAATGCCCGTTGGGACAGCGTCTGTCCCTCCTACGTCGCGGGAATCATCAAGGAGGACGTGGCCTCCTTCTGGGCCGATCAGTCATTCGACCTTGGCATGGATTCGGACTACGGCAACTGCGACCTTTGCTGGAAGAAGAACGAGGCCAAGCTGATCAGGACCATCCAGGAAGACCCGGCGCGGGTTATCTGGTGGTCTGGCACCGAAGAGCGGTTCGGCCAGGTGTTCCGTCAGGATCGCGCCAATTACCGGGCGCTGGCCTGGTCAGCAGATCAGCGTGCCAGGCAAACCGATTTCGGCTTCGATTACCTAGCCGAAGATATAGATTGCTTTTGCGGGGACTAACGGGTACCCCATTTAGACCAGAGAAGCTAAAGACGTTTATCTTTTAAGTAACTCTCTACGGCAGCACAGGCTTTATCGAACTCTTGCCTAAAGTCATCACCTTTTTCATCTGGGGTGTCGTACATGATGTCTCTGCGAGACTTAAGAATCTCACGATAGGGTCGCCGGTCATCCTCGTCTTCTCGGGGGTCGGACGCGATCAAGTTCAACTCTACGACCTTTGCAAATTCGTGATGCAGCTTGAATAGAGGTGCAAATAAGTCAGTAAGAGTCCTGTCCCATACCGCCTCGCTATCTAGCAAAGTGATATGGATCGGCTCACGAGCGCTACGAAGTGCTTCAAGTCTTCGTTGATAGCCCTTCCTCAATTCGAGATGGTGTTTCTCGGCAAATGACAATCCCGCCGCTTCATCTGCTGAAAGCTGGAATTCCCACCCAAGCATCCCCGCAAGACGAGCTTGCTCCATTGCATCCCGATATCGATAAAGCTCAATTAAAGCCCTGCGCGACAGCTCATGGTCGGATGCACCTTTCAGTTGGCGCCGCCACGTAGCAAGGCCTGAAAATCCAACCCAGGAAGCCAGGCCCACGCCAATTGCGCTGACGAACGTCCCGATTACGCTGAAAACATCCTTGGTAAGCGCCCAGTCAGCGTCAGTGATCGCCAAGCAAATCGACATCATCATTCTCCCTAAAGACTGGCTGCATGATAGCTACGAGGTATCCCCATGCCCACAGAAAACCGATCCAGCAACACACAGATGGTAAGCGCACTGCTTCCCTGCCCGTTCTGTGGTGAGAAGCCGCAGATCACGAAGCATCACCGCGAAGACATCTACAGCTTCATGCACCGCTGCCAGATCCTCGGCCCGATCAGTTGGGGCTTCCGCGAAGACCAGCAAGCCCACATTGAAAAGTGGAATGCCCGAGCCCAGCCAGCCCCGCAGCCCCACCCCGAGCCTATAGCCTGGATGGTTGGTACTGCCATCTGGTGGACCAAAGAAGAGGCAGAGCGGGATGCCGCAGAGACTGGGCTGCCGATTGTTGGACTTGGGCCGATGACCGGCACTGCGCCTGCCGAGCAACAACAGGGCGAGCCGGTGGCTTGGTTGGCCAAGACTCTCAAAGGCAGCCTTGCCGGGACGCTCGGGCTTGCACGATACGACCAAAGGCTGAACCCCGAACTGTACGATGGGCCATTCCCGGTGTTCAGGCACGCTGACCCTGGCGAGGTTGAGCGGCTGCGTGAAGGCATCGCCAAGCACTGGAAGGTGGTATGCGATCAGCGTGCGGAGATTGAAAGCCTGCGCGACCAGCTGGCCAAGGTCGTGCGCAGCGGCGCGCTTACCGCCCCAGAGCATGAAGCGCTTGAGGCTGAATGCTGCGCCCTATCCGCCACCGCAGAGCCGAGCGCGCCGGCTGCGCAGGCCTGAAACAAAGTCGTTTTAACCCGCCTCCTCTGTCTCTTGCTCCAGCAGCCAGAGAGCACTTTCGATCTCCGCAATTGCGCCAGGCACCAGCTCGGCATCTACCCATTGCCAGGACGTGTTGCCTATGAGCCCGCCAATGGCCTGGCGGCGCAGTTCACCGATGTCGATGCCCTGCTGCTCCGCTGCTGCAAAGACCGCCGCCAGCGCGTGCTCCAAATGCATAACCCTTTCTGTGGTCATGGCTGCTCTCCAGTTGGGAAGCTCAGTCTAGTCCCCTCCTGATGACCCAGATGTGAAAAACACACAAGAGCACATTTGTACTCTCCGCTGTAACCCCTCTCCCCTCTATTCACTGCCGCGATATGGCGGCCAAGGAATTCGTATGCTCGAAGCAAACATCAACCAACACCTGAGCACCCTCACCGCAAGTCAGCTGGCCAAGCTGCTTGTCATGCGCAAGGGCCTCCAGTTCGGCTACGACTACACGTTTACCGACGATGATGGGCAGTCTACCGACGTCGATCTGGCCTTCCTGGCTGCGGCACCTGGCGAGCTGCTCGAGGTTCTTTTCGAAGAAAACGAGCATGACGACGCCATCAACGAAGTGCGATACGAAGCTGAACAGGTAAGCGGCATCCCCGAGTGGTGCCACTACAGCTGGGGCAGAAACTACGAGGTCGACGTAAAGGCCTTCATCCTGCCCGATGGTCGTGCCCTCGCCTTCTGCGAGATGAGCGGCGGTGGCAAGCACGGCGATCCGAATGCCTACCCGTGGGTGAATGAGGCCAAGTTCATCAAGGTCGCGGGTGTCGAGGAGCGCGTCATCAAGACCTATAAATTCGAGGAGATTCCAGAAGCTGCTGGGGTCGAGCCATGACCCGACTCGCCCTTTGCCTCCTGCTGCTGGCCACCGGCGCCAGCGCAGAACAGGTTGCCCCCAACGTCGAGGTCATCCACGACGACAAGCGCGCCGTCACCTGCTGGGTCTACAGCGGCCACTACTACAAGGGCGGCATCAGCTGCATCCCCGACAGCCAGCTGCTGGCCGGCAACGAGCGCCAGTTCTCCCCGCACGAAACACAACCCGAACCTACACCCGCACTGGCGCCTGGGCGCTGGACTGATGAGAGGTATCAGCTGTGAGCGAATGGATCAAATGCAGCGACAGGCTGCCGGAAACGCCAGTCAATTCCGACACCACCTTTATCGTCGCGGTCTACCGCAGCCGAACCTACAAGACGTACGTGTTCGCAGCGGAATGGCTGAACGAGAAGCTGCTCAATACCGATGATGACGAGCAGCCCGAAGAAGGAACGCCCTTCACCGGCTGGTACTCGCTCGAACCGCACGACGACTTTGATGAATACTGGATGCCGCTTATCGATTCTGGTTCGGGTGATGAGGTCACCCACTGGCAGCCCATGCCTTCCCCGCCGGGCACCCAGCCATGACCGCCCTGATCGAAGTGAAGACGGCAGACCTGGTCGGTGAGGCGCTTGGCTGGGCTGTCGGAAAGGCGGAGGGCCTGGACCTGTTCCTTGAGCCGCCCGGGTACAACGGGGTTCCTTGGCGGGTGTTCGCCAGGTACCGGGGCGAGGCCATCGAGCACATCAAGCGGTACAACCCGTGGGAAGAATGGGCGCTGGGCGGGAAGCTGATCGAGAAGTACCAGGTTTCGCTGTCGCCACCGACAAGCGCCGTGCACCGCAACTTCGGCTCCATGGACAAGCGCAACGGCTACTACGAGTCGGGTTTCTGGAGCAGCACGATCTTAGGTAAAGAGCGAAAGCACCGCCGAACCGCGTTCCACCATCCCGATAACCCACTGACTGTCGCCATGCAGGCCATCGCTCAGTTTGAGCTCGGCGATACTGTCCAGGTTCCGAAGGAACTGACGCTATAACGGTCGTTACTGGGCACAAACATTCTTGAGCCCATGCACTCACGAGTCTGGGCTCACCAGTTGCGACTAACTCCATTATCACAATCAACCAATCTGCCTCTTTAGGCGAAGGAGTCATGCATGACGGAAAACAATATATCCCAAATAGGCACAATGGAAGAAAAACAACTGCTAGGTGGCGCTATTGCCCGAGCAGTTCAGGACTTCTCATCTGAAACGCTACCTACTATCGAAAGTTTTGGCGGCAAAGGTGACTACATCACTGATAACCTTGAGCCTTTAGCGATGGCGATAGCCTCAGGCGCGAAAGGTATTAAGTTTGGATTTGGAATATACTCATTCTCAAACGGCTTTGATAAGCCTCAAGGCTTCCTGATGAAAGGAGAAGTAGCACCAGAGTTCGGGTTTGGAACCTTGGACGCAAAGCAATTTTTACGAGAAGGGTATCGGCATTTGATGCCAGGAACGGTTCTAGCCTTTAAAGGCCGGGGAACCTTAGTAGCGCAATTCCCCCAAAGATCTGACGAATTTTCAACAGTCCGATACTGTATTCGGTCGGTCAATACTGGACATGGGTCTCTGGGCGCATCTATTAGAGACCTTGCCATAATTCAAGATATGATTTGCATTGATGCAAATGGCAAAGCAACTAAGCCAGGATTTGAAAACAAAGCCGATTACGAGGTCGGGCATCTGTTCGATGACAGCGCCCAAGAAGTCTCCTCAGGGGTCGTAGTATTCGGATATTTCTCTAAAGCTGGCACAGCAATTATTTCTAGCGCGGGAAACGATGACCCCGATTACAATAAATTTGTCGGCGGTTCCACAATGGGAAAACACGGACTTGCAATTCTTGGGAGCAGTACTTCTGCCAGCTATGGACTCAGCGGAACGGCAGGATACAACTTCAAAATGTACACCTTAGACCATCATAGTCGGGGCTCTATGACCACAGAGGAGCGCATTGAGTATTATGCAACTGCGGATACTTGGTCCTGCCTTTATATCGATGGCGATGTGGATGCCTCGTCGGCGGAAATCAATGGCCACTATTTTTATGACTGCGTGATGCGAACCAGAGCAAACCATCCTCTCCGCCTTGGAAAAGCATCAAACGTGCAGTTCTATGGCGGTGTTTGTGAATTATCTCCTTACGGCATACCAAACTCAGACACCCCGACCTTTATCGCATCTACCGATGTAAAACGAGGCATCGGCTTTTATGGCATGCGAAACAACTTCCTGAGCACGATATTCAACCCTGAATTCGTTGGAAAGATTCCAGTCCCAGTGATAGTTTCAGGCGACCCTCTCAACGGACGATTTGGAGTATTTGGCAAGGCTCCAACAGGCTATTCAGGTACAATCTTAGGCTCCGATGGAAACACTGGAAACTGCTCGGTTCAGTTAACGAGAGATGCAAACAACGGTAGTTCCGACTGGCTTATGAGGATGAATGTCAATCTAGGAGATAATCTTGAATTCAAGCATGCCTCTAAGAGCTCGCCTGCTTTTTCTCTAACACCAGCAGGAATACGCGTACCCACAGCAGGAGAGCGGCTTGTTATCAAAGAACCTCGCCCTGCGCTCTCCATCAAAGACGGGACAATCACAGTAACCGGATCGTACCATGCTGTTACTCCCGAACTTGGGAATGCAGACGATCTAGACACGATACATGGTGGGGTTGAAGGAATGGAACTAGTGCTACGCCCTACCTCCTCAGCGCATGAAATAACCTTGAGACGCGCCATCGGGAACATCAGACTTGACAGTTCAATCAACCAAGTGCTTAGAGGCAGCCTCTCACGAATCACGCTTCAATATACCGGTGGCTTCTGGGTCCAAGTTGCACCAGTTTGCAACAATGGCTAGCTAAATCACAAAGACTGCCTGTAGTAGCTCCAAAAGCGCTCCTACAGGCATTAGCGATACTCCTTTCTCGTTAGTAAGCACCAGGATAACTCAACTGCCTGTTGTTCTCGGGCAAGATCGGAATCCAAACAACTTTCTTCTGGTGTTGCCATCATCAACAACATAGAGATTTCCCCCATGGAAACCGAGATCCTTTCGGACGAAGAGCTGGTGGAGATCACCGGCTACAAACCCCGGGCGTGGCAGCGCCGTTGGCTCACAGAAAAAGGCTGGCACTTTGTCGAGAGCCGCGGCGGCCGGCCACTCGTGGGCCGCCAATACGCCCGTCAGAAGCTCAGCGGCGTGGTGATCGATACCGTGCCGGTCGTAGCAGCCCCTCCACCAGCCCCCACCTGGACCCCTGATTTTTCCCGAGTGAAGTGAAATGCGCCCAAGGAAGACCGAGAATCGCGACTTGCCACCAGGTATGTATCGCCGCAAGAGACAAAAAGCCAATGGCAAGGTGTGGGAGGCCCTGTACTACAGAGACAAGTCGGGCAAGGACATCTTCCTCGGCAATGACTTGATGAAGGCCAAGCTGAAGTGGGCGGAGTTGGAGGCCAAGTCGGTGCCGAAAGAACTGACCACGATGAAGGGGATCTTCGACGAGTACCTGCTGAAGATCATCCCAGGCAAGGCCGCCAGGACCCAGAAGGACAACATCTACGAGCTCAAGCAGCTGCGCAATGTGTTCGACTCGGCGCCGATCGACGCCATCACCCCGGCCATGATCGCGCAGTACCGCGACTCGCGGTCGGCGAAGACCAGGGCAAACAGGGAAATCGCCCTGCTCTCCCACGTATTCAACACGGCGAGGGAATGGGGGCTTACCACCCGGGACAACCCGTGCCTGGGCGTAAGGAAGAACAAGGAGAAACCGCGCGACTTCTACGCCAACGAAACAGTTTGGCAGGCGGTGTACAAGGAGGCTCCACCGGAGCTGAAGGATGCGATGGACTTGGCCTACCTGACTGGCCAGCGGCCATCGGACGTACTGTCCATGCGGAAGGACGATATGGAGGGAATCTACCTTCTGGTCAGCCAGGGCAAGACCGGCAAGCGATTGAGGATCGTCCTGGAAGTAGATGGAGTGAAGAACAGCCTGGGCCTGCTACTCGAGCGGATCATGCACAGGACCAGAGAACACCTGTCCCCGTTCTTCATCGTCAACGAGCACGGCAAACGCATGAGTTGGCCAATGTTACGCAACCGGTGGGCAGACGCCCGCGAGGGCGCAAGGGTGAAAGCTGAGGTCGAGAAGAAGCCGGACCTGGCCAACCGAATCGCCCAGTTCCAGTTTCGCGACATCCGACCGAAGGCGGCCTCGGAGATCAACGATCTGAGCGATGCAAGCGTGCTGTTGGGCCACTCGAAAGAGGGAATTACCGAGCGCGTTTATCGGCGCGTCGGGGCCATCGCCAAGCCTTCCAAATGA